GCCGAACCCTTCGACCGGCCGCGGGGCCAGGTCGGCCAGCGACTTCATCCCGAGCCTGGTGGTCAGCTTCCGCCAGCACTTGGTGTCCACCATGTCCTGGACAGGCGGGTAGTCAGGCGTTCCGGTGTACGGGAGTCGGACGAGGTCGAGGTTTTTGCGATACTGGTTGCTCACCAGCCACGCCTCGATCTCGTCCGCCTTGTTGGTCTTGAGGCCCATGAGGAACTTGGCGGCCGTCGCGTCACCGACGCCCTTGACGCCTGGAACGTCATCCGTCGAACACCCGGCGATGGCCTTGACCCGCGCCCAGTGCTGCGGGTGAAGGCCGTAATACTTGTCCTGGAACGTCTTCACGGTCGTCACTTGCCGGTGGGTAGGCTGCCAGACGAACACCCGGGCCGACAGCAGTTGGAGCAGATCCTTGTCCCCCGAGACGACGACCACCTCGTCCTTCGCCGGGGTGTTGTCGCACACCGACGCGATGATGTCGTCCGCCTCGTACCCGTCCTGGTAGAACACGTTCTCGAACCCGAGGTACGGCAGGTACTCCGTCTTCATCAGGTTGATCTGCCGTTGCACGTCCTGGTAAACCTGCTTCTCGTCCTCCGTCATGACCTTGCCGTGCCGGCGGGCCTTGTACCCCGGGAAGACCTCCTTCCGCTTCAGTTCGCGGCCGTGGTCGAAGCAGAACACCAGGTTGGTGGAGGCGTGGGTGTCGCACAGGGACACGACGTCCTTGAGTACGCCGTAGACGACGCCTGTGCCGACCCCGCCGTGGGACAGGCCCCCGAAGACGTGGAAGGCCCGCCAGGTCAGGTAGTTCACGTCCAGCGCCAGCCAGGTCCTGCTCATCGGAAGCCCCTCCGGGCGAAGGAACCTTCGGGCTACCAATCTGCCTTTAGGAGCTTATCTGGAAATTCTGACGTGTTCAAGGGCACTTTTGTACCGACTTCTTCAGGGTCACTCAATCCGGGAGGGTGTCGAACATGGATCTAAAACGTCCGTCCTTCAGCATCTCCAGTTCGCGCAGGCGTTCGTTGGTGAGGTTGAAGATAAGCCTCAGTGTCCTCTTAGTGTGACCTCTCTTCCACAGGACCATAGACTGCCGGCCCTTTTTCTTCCTGTCGATCATCTTAATCAGCAGGTTGGATTCGGCCTCGGTAAGAATCCGGTCCGGGTCTAGAGGCGACGGCGGGAGTTTATCCTTGAGGAGATTCTTGAGAACTGACGACCTTTTGCCGTTCTCGTCGTACCCGGGGTTGTCGAAGATTCCCCAGAGGAAGCGATGGACCGAGTCCACTTCTCGACCGACCTCCTCCGCGATCCAAGCGTCAGACCGGCCACGAACCCGGTGAGCAATGGCGCTCACCACCTGTCTCGGCTCCCACCTTTCCCCGCCGTCTGAGCTACCCGGTTTCACGTGGAAGTCTTTTCGGTAGACATCGTACTTCTTGTCCGTCGATTTGGGTTTACTCATAGCGGCTCTTCCTCTTGAGTGTGGTCTTGGTCTCGATTTCTTGCCACACCGTCGTCACCAGCGACCTGAGTTCGTCCTCCTTGTCCATGGCTTCGACGTACCTGACCAGGTCTTCCCGCCGCTTTTTCACGTCCCACTCCGGGACGGTGATCTTGCCGACCAGTGGGTTGAAGGACTTGCCGTCCTTCAACCAGTGACCGTGACTGACCAGGTAGTCCACGCACGCCCCAACGTCGTCAATCCCCACGCCCTTGAACAGCGGGAAGGTCAGCGTCCCCTCCCACCCGCTCAGGTGGTTCTTGGTGATCTTCGCCCGGACGAACTGGCCGACCTTCACCTTCTCCGACCCGAACTTCTCGGTCTCGCTCCCGACGACCGACAGCCAGAGTTGGAGTCTGGCGTAGAACTTCAGGGCGTCGCCGCCGGCCATCGTCTTCGGGTTGAACTGCGCCCCGAACCCGATGTTGTGGCGGGTCTGGGAAATGACGACCAGGATGGACCCGGTCTCCTTCAACCTGGCCGACGCGACCCGCAGCCGGGCCGAGTTGATCTTGGCCTTGTCCGTGCCGTAACTCCCGCCGGCCTCCTTCCCGGACTCGGACGCGGCCCGCGTCTTCCTCAGGTGCTTCAGGTCGGCACGAGGCACCAGTACGTCCATGCTGTCGAGCCCCACGAAGTACGGACGGCCAGAGGCGTGGAGATCGTCCAGTCGGTCGTAAAACTCCTCCAGGCAGCGCGACGGCTTGGGGTTCTCACGGGTTCCTCCGAGCGGGCGTAGTCGCCCGGCGAGCTTCCTGCCGAACTGCTTCCTGACGTCCATCAACGCCCCGTTCTCGGCGTTGTCGAACACCAGGTCGTACCTGTCGAACTTGGGGTCCTTGGCCATCTCGGCCATGTTCGTCATGAGCAGCCAGGTCTTGCCGGCCGAACTGTCGCCGACGTAGTTGTAGTAGATGCCTTTGGCCAGGCCCCGTTCGGGGTGTCCGGAGCACGCCAGGTTCAAGTTCGTCAACCCGGAGTTGCACCAGTCCTGCGGTGCGATGGCGACGATCCTGTCCGGCTTCTTGCCCATGGCAACCTTGATGTCGTTCGTTTTCATGGCGCTCGAAAGGAGTGACGCCAGGCCCTTTCCGAGGCCTGGCGTCAGGCGAGGGGGTCAGTCGTCGGTCCGCTTGCGGAGCTTCGGCTTCTTCTTCGGCGGCTCGGGCTCATCGTCGTCCTCGTCGTCCTCGTCGTCGAACGGCAGGTCGTCCTCGTCGTCCTCGTCGTCCTCGTCGTCCTCGTCGTCCTCGTCGTCCTCGACCTTGGGCTTGTCCATCTTCTTCTTGGCCTTCTTGGGGGCCGGTTCTTCGTCCTCGTCTTCCGTGTCCTCCTCGTCCAGGACCTCGTCCTCGTCGTCCTCCTCGACCGGCTTCGCCTTCTTCTTGCCCTTCTTCTTCGGCTCGGGCTCTTCCTCGTCGTCCTGGATGATGATCTCGTCCGCCTCGACCTTGGTCAGGTCGTCGATGTCGATGGCGTCCGGCCGGTCCTGGTAGTCAACCTTGACCAGGGCCACGCCGGTCTTCTTGTTGAGCTTGACGACCTCGCCGGTCCGCTCCTTCTTCTTCTTGACGAAGGTCACGGTGTCGCCGACGGCGATTTCGTCGGACTCACCATCTTCGTCTTCGGACTCCTCTTCGTCGTCTTCGGTGCCGGAGTCGCCGTCGTCCTCGGCGTCCTCATCATCTTCCTCGCCGTCGCCTTCCGAATCTCCGTCATCGTCCTCTTCATCTTCGTCCTCCTCGTCCCCGAACGAGTCCACGGCGTCCTGAGACTTCTTCTTCGGCCTGACCTTCGGCTTCTCCTCCTCGGGCTCCTCCTGGAGGAAGATGTTCCGGAGCTCCTCGTAGGTCAGCTCCCGCGGGACGTCGTCCAGCGACGGGATCTCGTCCAGCATGTCGTCCTCGTACTGCGTCTTCCGGGGGACGAACTGGATGACGGTCGGCTTGTTGAACTTCCGACCGTTGTAGCTGTCCTCCTTGCAGTTCACGTCCACCGTCATGCCGTCCTCGAGGTGGAAGAAGTCGAGGAACGGGCTGTCGTCGGCCGCCGCGTCCAGGTAGTCCTGGAACATCTCGCCGAAGGACTTGAAGTGGGCCGTCTCCAGGACCTGGATGCCCTTCTCCTTGTCGAACCGGTCGATGACGAAGAACAGCCGCCGCTTCTTCGGCTCCATCTTCTTCAGCGACTCGTCGTCCGCGCCCGGCCGGCGACGCATCTTGGCGACCTCGACGCACACCGGGCACTTCTTCCCGAAGTTTTTCGCCAGGCAGGCGTACTTCCGGTCGCCGTCGGGGGTCGGGATGCTGTGGGTGAAGTACGTCCGCTCCCAGTGGACGCTGCCCTCGTCGGCGTTCGGGTTGTTGCTCCCGACGCGGAACGGCATGAAGTCGAGGACGTTCCGGCCCTTCTTCCAGCGGTAGACGGTCATGCCCTCGGGGGCGGTGAAGCTGGTCGTCTCGTACCCGCTGTCCTGGTTCTCGACCCAGTCCTTCGTCCTGGTGTAGGCGATCTTCGTCTTCTCGCGCTGCCGCTTGGTCTTGGCCATGTCTCGTCTCCTCGGCGCTGTCGTGGTTGAGGGTCAAATCTTCCGCTTGCGGGTCACGGACGCCTTGTCCTTCCGGTGGTCGGCGTCCTCCAGGAACTTGGAGTTGGCCGCTTTCGACACCTGGGGCCTGGAGAAGTAGTTCTGGCCGAACAGGGTGACCAGGTTCTCCAGGGCCCGCTTCCGGTGCTCCAGTGAGTTGATGGCGGCGACCAGGACGTCCACCCGGTGCTTGGCCTTGTTCACGGCCAGCAAGGCGTCCTGGTACGCCCGGACCTTGACGTACACCTCCTTGACGGCCCCGTCCGTCAGCTTCGTCACCCCGTACTTGGCCGGGTTCTTGCGGACGGTCATCTTCGCGTCCGCCTCCGCGAGTTCAAACAGCCGGTTGGCCTCGTCCTGCTTCTTCTTGGCCTGGGCGAGCATGTCGGCGTACTGCTGGTAGAGCTTCGGGTGTTCGACCCAGTGCTCCTCCAGCCTGGCCAGGTCGATTTCCTCGAACGCGGGCACTTGGACGGCCCTCCTTTCTCACACGCATTGTCGGGGTCCGCTACTGCTGGCAGACGGCGGCGCAGGCGAACACCAGGTCGGCGTAGCCGGACACGAACATGTCCCGGAAGGCGTCGTAGACGTGGGCCGCCCGGGTCGTGGACTTCCCGCCTTTCAAGGCCTCCTTGACCAGGCACTTCAGGACGAGCCGCCGGATTCCCTCGGCCTCCTCGCCCTCCAGACCCTCCAGGACCTTCTTCACCTGCGGCCACTTCGGCTTCTGCGGCCCGCCCCACCCCATCAGGAGCTTGACCAGGTCGAACGCCTGCGTCCTGGTCGAGGACTTCTCGACCGCCTCCAGCATCTCCTCGACCGTTTCCAGCTTCAGCACCTTGCCCAAGACGTTGATGGCGTGCCGGGCCGACCCGTCGGACACGTCGGCGATGGCCTCCAGGACCTCCTCCGCCGGGTACCTGTCCGAGGTCGTCTCCTTCTCGACCACGCGGGCCAGGATCTTGCACATCTCGCCCTTGTCGATGGCGGCCAACCGGAACTGCGTACACCTGGTCTGGACGGTCGGGATCAGGCCCTTCGGGTCGGTCGTGCAGAGCATGACGTATGCGTGGGCCGGGCACTCCTCCAGGGTCTTCAGGAAGGCCTCCTGGGCGTTCCTGGTCAGTTCGTGGGCCTCGTCCATGATGAACGCCCGGCACCGGCCCATCATCGGGGCGCTGTTGGTCATCGTGTCGATCCGGCGGACGACGGCGACCCCGTTCTCGTTGGCGGCGTTGAACTCCTTCAGGTCGAACGGGTTGTCGGCCCCCAACGTCCTGGCCAGGATGCGGGCCAGCGTCGTCTTCCCGGTCCCGCTCGGGCCGGTGAACAGGAGGGCGTGGGGGACGTCCTTGGCGGCTATCATCTCCTTGAGGGCCTTGACGGACTCGTCCTGCCCCAGGACGTCGGCGAACTTCTTCGGCCTATACTTGCGATAAAGTTCCATGGTCACGGCCACTCCACGTAGATGACGACCCCGCACCCGGACGTTTTCTCAGTCACCTCTAGGGCGCTCACCCGGTCGAATTTGGCAAACTCCTCGGCGACGAACTTCATCGACCAGTCTATGATCGGTTTGCCGGGTTTCCAGTCGTAATCCGGCCAGCCGTTGCTGTACATGGTGTACTGGAGGTTCAACAGCCGGCCGGCCTTGACCAGGTCGTCATTTCGGTAAAAGACCTGCAGTTCGGTCTCCGTCCGCCAGACCCGGACGACCCACGGGCCGACGTACAACCTGGTCATAGATTCGTAGATCACACCAGCACCTTCCTGACCTTCAGGTCGTAGAATGCGGCCAGCTTGGCCAGTTCCGCGACGTGTTCGTCCACGTTTCCTGAGTCCCAGAACGCGATCAGGGCGTCGGCGTTGCTCACCATCTCCAGCCGTTGCCCCTTGACGTCCCAGGTGACCTCGTCCGCGAAGTGCCTGTTGGTCTTGCAGAACCTCTCGGGGAAGCCAGCAGCCGCCGACCTGCGCCACCGGTAAGTCAACCACTGCTCGGCGACCGGAAAGCTGGACGGGTTGACGTGGTATTCGAGTCCGGGCCGGGCGTCCGTCACCAGTTCGACAGTCTTCAGCCTCTTGGTCAGCCTGTCCAGGTTGTCTCGGACGCACGGCCAGTCATCAAACTCCAGGGGCCCGACGATGATGATTCGCATGACGAGTCCGGAAACGAGTCGCCTTTCGCCCGAGACGCGACTCCCGGACGGCAGACGCATCATCGCCCCCGTCGAATTCGGATCGCTGCGGAGCGGGCGTAGGCGTCGGAAATCTCGCACCCGATAAACCGTCGGCCGAGTTTGTTCGCGACGGCCAGGGTCGTCCCGCTGCCGGCGAACGGGTCTAGGACCACGTCGTTCGGGTTGGACGAGACCTTGACGATCCGTTCGAGGAGCGATTCCGGCATCTGGCACGGGTGTCCTGTCCGCTCCTTGAACGTCCCGCACACCCGCGGGAAGTTCCAAACGTCGCACGGGACTCGGCCCTTGGGGTTGGCCCGCTTGTCGTTGTACTTGAGTTGCCTGGCCGACGGCTCCCGGATCTCGTCCGGATTCCAGGTGAACCCCTTCTTGCCCTTGGTGTGGTAGAAGACGTGGGCGTGGCCACGCCCGAACTTGGTGTCGCAGTATACCCCGAACGTGTAGTGCCAGACGATCCAGTTCCGCGGGTCGAAGAACGTGTCCAGGATTACCTTGAAGTGCCCGGCGAACTCGTCCCCGATGGCGACGAAGATCGACCCGGACGGCCTCAGGCACTGCCAGCAGGCCGCGATCCACTTCTCGCACCAGGACAGGTATTCGTCGGGGTCCCGCCTGTCGTCGTACCGGTCGTACTTGTAGCCGACGTTGAACGGCGGGTCGGCGAATATGAGGTCCACCGAGTTCTCGCGGACGTGACGGAGGACGTCCAGGCAGTCGGCGTTGACCAACACGCCTTTGTCGAATTTGAACTTCCTCACGCCTTGGCCTCCCACACGCCCTTGGCGTTCCTGACCCACTGCTCCTTGTCGTACCACGACTTCCCGGCCGGGACGACGTCCACCTCGGTCTCGATCGGCACGTTGATCCAGTCCCACGCCTTGGGCAGCCTCTCCTCCGCGATCTCGCCCGTCAGGTCCAGGTACTCCTGGACCTCGTCCTCCGGGCAGTCGCCGAAGAACGAGTCGTGGATTTCGCCGACCAGGAGAGTCCGCATCCGGCGTCGGTCGATCTCCTTCTGGATCTCGATGAGCGTCCAGAGCAGGCAGTGGAACGCGGCCCCCTGGACCGGGAAGTTGATGACCTGGTTGCGGCGGAACAGGCCGGCGCACCTGAACCCGGTGTACAGGTCGAAGTACCCGCGCTCCAGGTACCGGTTGTAGAAGTCCTTCTTCCACTTCGTGTAGACCGGGAACCGGTCGTTCCAGAGCTTCTTCTCGGCCTGCATCAGGTGGCGGGCGAACGTCCCCTTTCCCGGCTCGCCCTTCTCCGGGTCGCACTCCCCGAGTTCGGTAATGCCGTGCCTCCTGAGGTGCTCCCGGATCGTGATCCCGGACTCGCCGACCCGGAAGTCCCGCCGGTCCATCGCCTCCCAGATCGGCGGGGCGCACTGGAACCAGACGCTGCCGTAGAATTGTGGGAAGACCCACATGTTCTTAGAGGCGTCCCGCGTCGTCCCCTTGACCACTTGGTCCGGCTTGAGGATGAACAGTTCGCACGCCTCGTCCCGGTGCATGTCCGTGGACTTGTCGTTGATGTACCGGATGAGGTTCGGGTCCTTGTTGTAGCAGGCGCTGACCCGGACCTCGATGCCGGAGAAGTCCCGCTCGACCAGTCTCCGGCCTTTCCTGGCGACGAAGCACGGCCGGATGAGCCCGCCCATGACCTTGTTGCGGATGGGGATGTTCTGGAAGTTAGGGTTGGACGAACTCCCCCGGTAGGACGCGGCCCCGCCTTTCTGGTCGTCGGTCTGGCCGCCGGCCAGGTTGTACGACGGGTGCAGGAGGCCTGTCGGCGTGACCTCCCGGCGGACGCCTTTGAGGTAGGTGCCGAGGACCTTCTTGAGCTTCCGGACGGAGAAGAAGTCCTTGATGAAGGGATGGTCGATGTTCCGGAGGGAGTATTCGTCGGTCTTGTGCCGGCGCTGGTGCTCGTCCAGGTCCTTCGTCTTCTCGGTGAACTCGGTCGGCTCGAACCCCATGTCCTTGAACAGGACGTCCGCGAGTTGCGGGGTGCTGTCCAGGTTGGCCTTCCGGCCGAACCGCTTCTTCCACTTGGCGTAGACCTTCGACTCCCGGAGGGCCTCGGTCTTCCGGTCGATCTCGTCCGAGACCCGCTTGATCGTCCTGTCCAGGTAGCCAACGTCGATCTGGACGCCGTTGCCTTCGATCCTGGACAGGACTTTCGTGCCTTCGTGGAAGAACTTGTAGGCTTGCCTGGTCGTTGGGCGCATCACACCTTCCCGGACAGGACGAACAAGGACTTCATGACGACGACGTGGTTCATGAACTTCAAGGTGTCCGGCTTGCCTCGCTGGCCGGCCCGCATCAGCTGGAGCTTCCGGAGAGGCATCATCTCGTGGAGGGCCCGGAAGTTCACCAGGTCGGAGTTAGGCAGGCCCTCCAGGAAGTCCGTGACCTGCGCCATCCGTTTCGTCATCGCGTTGACCACTTCCAGGAGCATGTCACACCTTCTTGTACGGCGTCTCCAGGGCCAAGGTCCCGTCCGGCAGCCGGTGGACGGCGTAGTCCTGGAACAGGTGGGGAGCGGCCCGGTACAGGGCGTGCCACACCTCGTGGGCGACCTTGCGGGCCTCGACCTCGGCCGCCTTCGTCGCCCGCTGGTCGAGAAACCCCCGCCAGGCCCGGGCGTTCGCCGTCACTTGAATCTTCGTCTCGGTGGCGTTGGGGAGTACGGACCGGGCCGTCCCACGGGCGTCCTTACGGATGGCGGTCCTCTGCTCCTGGTGAAGGTCGGTCGAGGCCTGGAGGCCGTACTCCTTGAGGACGGCGGCGGTCTGCCTGCCGACCAGATACTCGGTTAGAATCCTGTAGTCCTCGTTGTTGCGGAGCATATTCCGTAACCACATCAGGCCGATCCGGACCTGGACCGTCAGGCTCACCTTCCAGTCCTCGGCGTCGGCCGTCAACCAGTAGTCGATCAGGTCTACGGTTAAGACCTTCTCGTAGGTGTCCCCGGCCTGCCTGATGGCGACGAACGCCTGGGCGGCCAGGATCTCGGCCTTGAGATGGTGGGGGACGACGACCTCGCACACCGACTCGTCCACGTACCGTTGGCTGAGTTGGGAGTAGCTGAACCCGGCCCGGTGCCGGACGAGTTCGTGGGTGAACGACCTGGACACCCCGGTGATGACGACCGTGAAGACGGCGTGTTCCAGGACGGAGCCGTGACCGACCTCTAGGAGGTGTTTGATGTACCCCTCGTTCCCACCGGGTCGAGGCTTCGCAAAACTCATGTAGCACAGCCGGCCGCCGACTTCGACCGTCTTCTCGGCCCCGACCTCCGTGTCCGTCTCCCACCCGTGGACGTCGTGGTCACCGAGGAACCGGTCGAGTTCATGGTCGTTGATGGCCTGGGCGTTAAGCAGGTACACAGTCGGGTTGAGTATCGTCCTCATCTTCCGAACTCCTGTGGGTGATGACCTCGCGGGCGATCTGGAAGCAGTCGGCGGGTAAGCCGGACGCCGACCCGCAGGTCGAGTACCCGTGGTCGGTGATGTATGTGTACCAGCAGATGTCGATGGTCCTGGCGTAGGCGTTCACGCCTATGACGGTGGACAGCGGCCCGCCGCTGTTAATCTGGACGACGTCCCCGACTTTGAACGGGCACTTCGGCTTTTCGTCCCGGTCCCGGTTGTTCCCGACCTTCGGCATGTTGTCACCCGCACTTGGTGAACCCGCATCCCGGCTTGACGCAGGTGAGACACGACGCCTGGTAGATCATCTCCGTCCCGCAGTCCGGGCACAGCGCCCCGGACTTGGGCTCTTCGGTAGTCCGAATCACGACCAGGTTTTTGACGACCTGGTCGGTCGAGGCGAACGTCGCCTCCGTCTTCCCGTCCTTGACCACGAACGTCTCGACCGTGACCGTCTTCTGGTTGAGGAACCGGATTTCCATCCACCGGACGATGAAGTCCGGGATGGACGTGCAACTCGGGACGTCCGGGTCGCCGGTGAACCCGGCCGGGTCGAACCTGGAATTCCGGTGCAGCCGGACGAGCGCCGCGAGAGGCGTTCCGTACTGGATGGCGTTGGAGAAGGTCTTGGCCCAGGAGTCGAGGAACCCGTCGAGGGTGCTCCCCATGTTGTCCACGGTGATGAACACCTCCCCCGGCGTCCCGTCCTCGTACAGCCCGACCGTCGCGTAGCCTTTCGTTCCGCCGATCCTGAACTTCTTGGTGAGCGACTTACGCTCGGCGGGGAGTTTGCGTCGGGCGGGGGCCGTGTCCCGCGTTTCCGACGTGGTGTAGACGGACTTCTTGTCCTTCGACACCAGGACCTGCTCCGTCCGGCACCCGTCCCGGTAAATCGTCCCGCCTTTGCACCCTTCCTTCCACATCATATGGTATGCCTTCGAGATGTCGGCCACGGTTGCGTTATTCGGCATGTTGATGGTCTTGGACACCCCCAGGTCGGTGTGCCTCTGGAAGGCCGCCTGGTGCCGGACGTGCCACTGGTACGGGATCTGGTTGGCGAGTTCCGGCGTGTGGCCGTTCGGGATGTGCTTCTTGACCCACTCCGGGACGCCGTCCTTGAGCTTCATCCCTTCGTTCGTCGTCCGCTCGGCGTCGAACGCGAAGTACGGCTCGATGGACGAGAACACGTTGGCGATCAGGCTGATGGTGCCGGTCGGGGCGATGCTAGTCCGGGTCGAGTTTCTGGCTTTCTTCCACCCGAGGCGGGGATCACCGGATTCCCACGCCGGGTAAGGTCCCTTCAGGCCGGCCAACTCCATCGACTCGTCCATTGCCGCCTGATTGATCGTCCCCATGACCTCGTGGGCGAGGTCGATTGCGGCCGACGAGGCGTAGGGGACACCCAGAATCGCGAGCATGTCGGCCCACCCCATGACACCGAGCCCGAGTTTGCGGGTCGCCTTGGCCGCCTGGTCGATATCCGCGTGGGGAAATTGGTTCCAGTCGAGGATGTCGTCCAAGAATCGGGTAGCCAGGCGGGCGTAGTCGCGGAGCAAGTCCCACATGACGTCCCAACGATTCCCCGCCTTCTTCAAGAACCTGCAGACGGCGAGCGACCCCAGGTTGCACGGCTCGTCGCACAGGTTGGGCGTTTCGCCGCACGGATTGGTCGCGTTGATGTTCCCCAGGTGTGGGGTCGCGTTGGCCCGGTTGATCGCGTCCCAGAACAGCATCCCCGGGTCGCCGGTCTTCCAGGCGGACTGGCACTGCTCGTGCCACAAGTCGGTCTCGGCCGTGGCGGATTTCGGGCTGCCCTGGAAGGGCGGGTCTACCTTCTTCAACATTGCGTCCCGCCACGAGACCGAGATGTTGAACGACTCCAGGGCCTTGGGGTCTTCGTCCTTGCAGTGGATCCATTCCCGGATGTCCGGGTGGTCGGCGTTCAGGACGCCCATCTGGGCCAGGTCCCGCCGGGCACCCTGCTTGATGAGGTTCCGGATGGAATGGTAGTGCCGGAGGGCGGCCACCGGCCCGCACGCCTCCCGGTGGACGCTCCGGATCGGTGCCCCCTTCGGCCGCAGATTCCCGAAGTAGTACCCGACGCCCCCGCCGGCCTTGGCCACGGCCGCGGCCTTGGCCTGGGTGGCCATGATCGACCGGGGGCCGTCCAGGAGGGTGTCGTCCACGTCGAACACGAAACATGCGGACAAAGTACAGCCGTTCTCCAGGCCCATGTTGAACAGGGTCGGGCTGTTCGGCAGGAAGACCAGGTCGTTCATCAGGTGGAAGTATTCGTCCTTCCCGCCCGATACCCGCCGGAACAGGTCCTCGGGTTTCGTCTCCTTTTTCTCCTGGGCGAAGTACCTAGCCGACAGGACCTTCATGGCCACGTCGGAAACCTCACCCTTCATCGGCACGTCGGTCTCGGTCATCACGTCTCCTTGGCGTCTTTGAGGATGCGGGCGATCAGTCGGTACGGGCTCAGGTGTCGCGGGAAGTTGACGACCTTGCCTTTCTTGTAGGTCCTCTTCCTGGTGGCGATGTACCTGCCGGCGTGGGACAGGGCGTAGACGTAACTCCCGACTTTCGATGTTCCGGTGCCGTCGTTCGCGACGCAGATGACGCCGAGGAGTCGCTTGCCCTTAGTCCGGCCTTTCGGCAGCAGTTCGATCTTGACGACTATCATTCCCTCCTCCTGGACCAGGCGTAGACGACCAGGCACATCAGCAGGAAGGCGAAGCAGACTAGCGACACGCCTTCCACGGTGTTCAGGTCAGGCATCGAACCCCAGCCTCCGTTTCTGGATGTGGGCGACCTTCCATTCCAGGAGAGAGTCCAGGCCGCAGTAGAGCATGAGGTCCCTCATGTCCACCTGGGTGACCCGGTTCTTGGAGTACCCCCCAGGCTGCCTGGACTCCAGGTACGGCTTCACGTGGTCGTCGTAGCTCTCCTGGCCGAGTAGCGCGAACGCCTGGAATTTGATGCTGGTGATGTCGGGCCGGTTGTCGATGACGTGGGCGGCGAGCATCGTATCCCAGTTCCAGTTCCTGACCTTCGCCTTTAGCACCTTTCGCGTCCACCGGTCCTCGAACTTCATGTTCGACGCGATCAGCGGCGTACCGGATTCGACCAGGGCCTTCGTGGCCCGCACGGCGGCCCCGTACCAGGGGTACGCGACCGTCCTCCTGCCGTCGCTGACCGAGCAGCACACGATCCGGGCCGCGTCCGAGTCCGGCTTGAGCATGTTGGTCTCGAAATCGAACGCCACCGGACGCTTCCCGACCATGCCTAGCACGGCCCCGGCGGCCTTGTCCGTGTCGAACTCGACCTCGACCTTGTCCCGGTAGTCCGGGACCGTGTCCCACGGCCGCCTGTCGTGCGCGAACGCCTTCCTGAGGGTGCCGAGGAACAGCCTGTCGGCGAGCGGGTTGTCCAGCCGGATCAGGTACGACGGATGGTTGGCCGGGCACACCCAGCAGTTGAACCTTTGGCACGGCACGTTCCAACCCACCCACCTGGAGATCGTGCCGACGGACTCCTTCCACAGGAACCCGATCAGACTCTTGACAGGAGTCGCCCCGAGTAGGACGACCGTTTGTGGCTTCAACCTGTCGATCTCCCGGAGCAGGTTGGGCCGGCAGTATTCGACGGCGTTCTCGTCCTTGATCTTGTTGTCCGGCGGCCTACAGATCAGTGCGTTAGTCGTCCAGCAGTCCTCGTCCAGGTCAACGCCGACCTGGTCCAGCGCCCTCCGCAGGTACCTGCCGGCCTTGCCGACGAACGGCCGGTTCGTCCGGTCCTCCGTCTCGCCCGGGGCCTCGCCGACGACCAGGATCTTGCGGCGGCCTTTCCCGGCGACCGGCATCTTCGGGTTCAGGCACCCGGACTTGTCGAGCCCGCAGGCCCCGCACTTAGGGAGAAGCGGGAGGGGTTTTCGGACTTGCCTGACCGTGCCCGTCGGGAAGAATGTGTCCATCGTGTTCGACCACCACTTCGCCTTTGATTACCACGACGTAGCTGCCGAACTGCGGGGCGTTAGGACTGCCTTTGTACCTCCGCATCGCCTCCAGGTAAAACTTCCAGGCCTCGGCTTCGTCGTCGAAGGTCTCAAACCCGTAGTCGTCCCGGTCGTGACTGAATATAACAGTCCATTTCATGTCACACCTTCCTCAGGCACGCGACGTAGGTGAAGTTCTTGGTCTTCATCCGGAGCCGGTTGGACTCGCTGATCTCACACCGTTGCTTCTTGTTGGTAATCCCGACCAGGAGGCCGGGGGCGATCCGGAACCTCATGGCCGGCCCCTTGTAGTCCGTGACCCGCTTGACCTCCTCGTACCGGCCGGCGTCGCTGTCTCCGACGATCCTCAGGACCTTGCCGGTCAACTCGACCGTGACCAGGTTACCCTCGGCGTTCGTGGACGAGATGATGTTGGCCCGCTCGGCCGCCTCCTTGAGGCCGTCCGGGAGTTGGATCTCCTGCCCCCGGATCTTGAGGAACTGGTCGAGATTCTGGTAGTCGGCCGCCTCCGCCACGTACCGGTGGATCGACATGACGGCCTTAGAGGCCGACCGGAAGTGCAGCCAGTTCCCGGTCTCGCACATCTCGACCGGGTCGATGTACAGCACCGACTTGATCGCGTCCCGCTTCACCAGGAAGGCCTTCGTCACCCCCGTGCCGCCCTTGAAATCGTACCGGGCCAGCTGGGTGTTGTCGAAGGCCTCGATCCACCTGGGATGGATGTGGACGCACGTCAAGGTGAAGGCCGAGTGGTCGGTCGTGGCGCACTCCTTGACCAAGTCCACCGCCTGGTTGAACTCCTTGTCCAGCCCCCGCCAGGTGCCGGGCCGTTCCACCACGTCCGTCGGGATCAGGATCTTCCGCTGCATCGGGCAGGTGAACCGTTTGTTCTTCCCCTCGATCCGGAAGGTGCTCTCCTCGACCCGGACGGTCACCCGGGCGTCCGGCAGACTCCGGACGATCTCCAGGAACTTCTTCGCCTGGACGGCTCCCTTGGCCTCGTCCGGGAGCATCGACCTGGTGGCGCAGGCCACCTCCTCGTTGAAGGTTACGACCTCGCCGTTCTTGAACACGAAGCAGGAGGACTGGTCAAGCATCTCCTTGACGGCCAGGCCGTGCTTGACCTCCTCCAGGCGGGTCTGGAACTCCAGCCGGTCAACTTCGACGCTCCCGTCAGCGAGGCGTCTTACGCTCGACGGGCGGCTTGGCTTTTCTGGTCGCATCGGGCTTTCCTTTCTTCAGCTTCAGGGCCTTGGCCTTCGTCCGGATGTCCAGGATCTTCCGGAGCCTCGACCTCGGCTCGCCGTTGCTCGCGTCCACGAACATCGACAGCATGATGTCCGGAGGCGGGTCACGGAGGTTGGCCTCCGGAATGGGACTCCCGCCTGAGAAGTAGATTCTCACTTCAGTCTCCGGTCCGGAACGAACTTGCCCACGTCCGTGTCGATCTTGAACGGCCACGGCCATTTCGGCAGCCAGTCACACAGTTTCTGGAAGAACTTCAGGTTGGCGACGGCACGGGCGTTGTATTCGGACGCGACGCCGTAGGTAATTACCTCGTCATCTTCGCCCATCTCGCCTAGCGGCATGTCGATCTCGGCGAGCCAGTCTAGTAATATCTGCCGGTGCAGTTTCATGTCGGAGTTCTGAAAGTAGGCGATGTGCTTCCTTTTCCCTTTTTTGGCCGAACTCCGGCTGCTGAAGGCGACGATGTACGGGGCGATAGAGAAGTCCCACTTCCCGGCCCGGCGGTGTGGGAGGAATATACTGCCGAATCCGGCGACCCGGTAGGCGCTGGTCGAATCGACCGACCACCACGGGTACCGGATCAGCAGTTTGTAGCTGGTCATCGCAAACCCGTGTGTCCTCACACACGGTAACCGGTCCTTGTTATCGCACAGAAGGTTGTAGACCTTGTCCGTGTCTCTGTGGTAAGTCTCGACGTTCGATTCCTGGCCCAGGCCACCTAGCCCGATGTATTTGTAGCCGGCGTTCAGATGGCGTTCGACCCAGTCCAAGTCGGTGCCGTGGTGAATGATCGGAACGGGGCGCAGTCCCTCATCCTTCTCCAGGTGTTTGAGAGCGGCCCAGGACAAGGCCGGGCTGTAAATTACGTCCACGTTTGCGTAGTAGTCGATACCGGACTCGTTTTTCCGGACGAAGTCGGCGTAGGCCTTCAGGTAGGCGATAAAGGCCTTGGACAGGTTGTCAGGTTTACCGAACCAGTCGAACCTTTTCTGACCCTTGATCGGGACCCGCCGGAAGAACGAGACAATCTTTTCCTTTCCGTCTACGACCACCTTTCTCTTGATTGGTACGGTAGCGGTTTTGAAGCAGTGTTGGTGATAGAGGCTGTGGGCTCCGGAGTCCAGCCAGAGGCTCCGGCACTGCCTGTCCATGCCTTGGAGGGACACGACCGACTTGTTCCGCTTCAGCCGTTTCAGCCCTTGTCCAGAGGTACCCATGTCACGTCCCGTGGTAGCAGCACTTGATGCAGCCTTTCGCCAGATTCTGAATTCGCTGTCGCCAGTCCTCGGTCACCGGAATTCCCAGCTCCGAGCTGATGCCGAACGACACGCAGCAGGCGTAGACCTTGCCGTCGTACCAGCCGGCCGGGAGGCCCGGGTTCCGGTACTTGGAGCAGGCCACGTCCTCCGGGAGTTGTCCTTTGGACGCGTTCAGCTGGACGAGTTGTTCCCGGATTCCGTGGCCGTGTTCGTGCCTGACCGGAGGCTCCCGGATCATCCGGTCTCCTAGGTCTTGTTGGACTAGGTCCACGATGTGACCGTTGCCCGGGTTGCCCGGGTAGATCGTGTCTTGTTCGTAATGGGTCACGAACACCAGGTCAAACGTCCGGAACACGTCCTTGTACTTGTGGTACAGGTGGCCGTTCGTCTCGACGGTCAGGTAAGAGCAGTGGAACCAGTCGCGGGCGTGCTCGGCGACGTACCTGAAGTCGGGGTGGAGAAGAGGCTCTCCTCCGGTCAGATGGACGCGACGCAGGCCCCGCATCCAGCGGGAGTCCCGGATGATGTCCGACACGCTCGCGTCCTTAGCCGTCTTCTCGGCCTTGTGCTTCGGGACGGAAATGGAGCAGTTCGGGCACCGCATGGTGCAGAACGTCGTGAGTCCCAGGTTGAGCGAGTTCTGGTTGTTCTGTCCTTCAAACAAAGGGTGGTTGCGGTTGTCGTACTTGTCGGTCACGGCAGTCCCTTTCGCTCTAGAATCGCGTCTGGCGCGAGGTCCCGACGAAACTGAGAAGAGAGTCACTTTCGAGTTGAAAACGCGCCAGACGCGATTCTAGAGCGAATGGCGCGGGGTCTGCGAGTTTTCGCTAGACAGCGCCCGGCGCGTACGCTTCCTTTCGCACCTTCTTGCGGGTCTCCGGGTCACAGTCGAAGTGGACTTGCATCCTGTCAAGAATTCGCATCCAGGTCATGTCGTGCCGCCGGACGATCTGCTGCCTTTCGGCGATCTGGTCGGCGGCCCAGAGGTCGTCCGGCGTCCGGAGGACGGCCAGGAGCTTCTTCGCGGCCTCCTGCTCGTTGTCCTTCGGGTACATGAACCGCATGTCCCGGTCGAACGTCTCGGGAAAACTCCGGAAGTACGGGTACAGCGGGTAGCAGCCGGCCGTGACGGCCTCCAGGAGGGTGAACGACACCCAGTCCTGGTCGGCGCAGTTGAACTGGACCTTGGACTCGGTCAGAATCCGGTAGTAGGCCTCCTTCGTCAGCCCGGTCGCGACCTGGAAGTTGTGCGGGTGCCGGATCGCCATGTCGTCCAGGCTGTTCACCAGGCCGGGGTAGTTAGACCGGATCACGTCGGCCGAGGAGCAGACGACGAACTTGACGTCCTGGGTCTCCCGGAGGACGATTTCCGCCACCCGGCAGAAGAACTGCGGGTCCTTCTCCCGGTCCCACCTGGACGAGAACACGACCTGGTTCTTTCGGGGCATTTCGGTCGGGTAACCGGACACGTCGATCAGCTTGGACAGCCGGTCCCGGTCCGTGTACACCTGGTAGTCCTCAGGCATTCTCGATTTGACCTCACCCGAGTCGAACGGCAGGCCGACGACCTCGACCTTGCCTTCGTGCGCAACCCACTCCCGGGCGAGCAGGGTCTTGAGTTCCGTGGACGCGACGAACACCCCGTCCAGGAGCGCGGCCGTGCCGCGCTCGAAGTGCCGAATCCAGTCCCGCATCGCGTAGGTGAAGTCGTACTGGTCAACGGACTGCGCCCAGCAGAAGGCGTACATCCGGGGCTTGATGCCCTTCTGCTGGAACAGGTACGGGAGGGCCTGGACGCCGGGGTGCCAGAAGTCGTCCAGGTAGATCACGTCGGTGCTGGAGATGTAGTCCCGGTCGGCCAGCGACAGGAGTTGGTCGATCTGCCCCATCGCCCACCGCGACCTCCCCACCGCGTCCAGCACCCGCCCGGTCTTGATCGACCTTGGCGGGGTCGTAGGCGTCGAGAACGGAGGCTGGATCCGTTTGTAGTTGACGTTGGCCGCCAACCAGTTCCTCTCGAACCAGCCGGTCTCGGCCGCCGAGAGTTGCATCGTGTACCGTTCCTTGTACGGTTCGAGTGGCAGGTAGTAGAGCATCAGTTCTCCTCCGGCCGGAAGGGGACGACGACTTGGAGGGGCTTGACGGCGTAGACGGTCGCCCCGTTCTCGCCGTCCTCGCTCACCTTGCAGTAGGCCACGTCCCACCCGGCGTCGTGGTACCTGGTCAGGATCTGCGAGGCGACCTGCTCGCAGGAGTGGTCGAAGGTCTCGTTGTGGTAGACGGCCAGGAGCAGGCACTGCAGGTCGTTCTTGAGTTTCAAGAATTCCACGTCCCGGTCGTCGTGGTTGACTTTGACGCCGAGTTCCACGTGGAACTCGTGCCGGTGGTAGTCCCGCAGGAAGGCGGCCTCGTCGGGGGCGTCCTTCCACCGGTGCAACGCGGTGAACCGCGCCTTGACCCACACCGCGGTGTTGAAGCTGAGCACGTCACCCTCCTGGGAGGTTCGGGTTGGTGTTGTCGTTGTACGGTTGGACGGGGCCGTAGTACATCACGACCTCGTCCCGCACCAGGTCGTGCAGGTCCGACCAGTGTTTGAACTCCCGCGTCAGGCCCCGGCAGACCACGGCCAGGTACGTCGCGTCCGGGTTGTCCTCCCGAGGCAGGTAGACGACCTGGCAAACGTCTACCCTGCTCCGGAGTTTCAGCAGGTACAGGCCGGCCTTGGCCGTAGGCTCCACCCGACCGTACCTCCAGGTGTTCGGCCTGGTCGGGCCGGCCGTTGATTTTCTTCCGGCGTACCGGTTCTTGACGGCCTTTCGGTTAGGCACGACTCACCCTCTCACGATGGACAGGAATTCGGCCCGGGTCGAAGCGTCCGCTTTAAACGCCCCCCGCAAGGCGGACGTGGTCATGGTGGCGTTCTGCTTCCTGACGCCCCGGCACGACATGCACGAGTGGGACGCGACGACCACGCACCCGCACCCCTTGGGGGCCAGGTACTCCTGCAAGGCGTCCACAACCTGCTGGGTCATCCTCTCCTGCACCTGGAGCCGCTTGGCGAACACGTCCACGAGTCGCGGGATCTTCGACAGGCCCACGATCCGTGTGTCCGGCAGGTACCCGACGTGGGCGACGCCGGAGAACGGCAGCCAATGGTGTTCGCAGAAGCTGGTGAACTCGATCCCTTTGACCACGACCATTTCGTCGCACACGCCGTCGGCGAACGTCTTGAGTTGGAACCCGGCCTGCCGGTCGTACCCGGCCAGGAGTTCGGAGTACGCCCGGAGCACCCGCTCCGGTGTGTCCAGCAGTCCTTCCCGGTCGGGGTCCTCGCCGACGTACCGGAGGAGCGTCTTGACGGCCTGGACGGCCTCGTGGTGGGTCGGTCGAGGCGGGCGTGTCACCAGCATGGCGGAAAACTCCGGCTGTCGGTCTAGGAAAAAGCGACCCGGGCCTCGACCGCCGGAGGCCCGGGTCGCCAGCGTTTTCAGTCTCGCCTGTCGCGGGCGCAGGCTATTCGAGTCCGAGTATCTTGTGGATTTGGAGGCTCAGCGTGTACCCGTGCCGCATGCACACCTCGGCCGCGGCGTGGACGTTGTTCCCGGTCATGCCTCCCAGCCACGGCCCGTTGTCCATCGGCTGGATGTACACCTTGTGCCGGGGGAAGTGCGGCCTCGGCTTGTGGGCCGCGCACGGGGCCCCCAGGACGCGGGTCGGCAGGCCGTCCACCGGGTCGATGTGACCGTCTTCGACCACGTACTTGTAGTAGTTGACCCGCTCCTCCGTGAGCGGGTGGATCTTCGGCGTCTTCGGCGAGCACACGACGGTCAGGTCGCCGAACCACGGCATGTCCTCGTCCCACAGGGTGCCGTTGGTCTCGATCTGCACGGAGTAGTCCCCCGTGTGAATCAACTCCCGGACGATCGGCCCGAGTCGCTGGCGGAAAGGCTCGCCCCCGGTGAAGACGACCAGGCCGCGGGTGGCCAGTTTGACGACCTCCGCGAACAGCGTGTGGGTGGACATCAAGTCCCGGCGGGACGTGTAGTCCGTGTCACACGCCGGGCACTGGAGGTTACACCCGGCCAGCCTGACGAACACGGCCGGCCGGCCGGCGAACGGGCCTTCGCCCTGGATCGTCTTCCAGACTTTGAAGACCTCGTATGGGCGGCCCGGGTCGAGGTCTTGCTTCTCGACCGTCTGGAGGTTCTGACGGCCCGGCTCGACCAGTTTCGATTTAATCGGTGAGTCACTCACTGTCGGCCTCACAGGATGCGGATGAAGGCCTTGCCGGCCTTGCGGAAGAACTCCAGGACGCCTCGCCGGACGCCTTCGTCGATGGACGAGAGCGACCAGTTCATGTTGGTCAGGGCCTGCTCCAGTGAGAAGCAGGTCGCCGGCCTGGGCGGGAGAGGAGCGCCGTCGCCGACGAACCTGGCGACCCGGCCTTCGTGGACGTACTTGCTGACGGACGAGCGGGCCAGGTAGGCCGGGGGGTTAGCGACGTGCGGCACCGGAGGTCTCCGTTAGGTCTCGGTTGAGGTTTGCGGGCGGGCCAATCGGCTACGGCACATACCGACCCATCGACGTGTCGGTTTCGTAAATCACGACCTCAGCCAGGTCGCACTCGTTCTCCTTGGCGACCTCGGCCGCAAAGGTCGCCAATTCCTTCGCCATGTTCTCGGCGGTCGGGTTTCCGTGGCACCTCATGACGTAAGGCTTCCTGGCGTGGCCCGGGTTGCCAAAGAGGCCCCCGACCACATCTACTTGCCCCCACAATTGGACGAGCGGGTCGTGGGGGTGGGCGATGAAGTTGTGGTCCCAGGCCGAGTCGATCCACGTCTTGAGTCGGTCCTTGACCACGCCGAAGTCGGCCACGAACCCCATATGGTCGAGTCCGTCCGACTCGAAGGTTACGACCGCCCGGTAGTTGTGGCCGTGCAGGTACTGGCACTTGCCTTGGTGCCCGAGGACCCGATGGCCGGCGCAGAACGGGATTGTGACCGTGATCGCGTGCATGGAAGACTCCTTGGGAAAGGAGGGGACCGTCAAGCCCCCTCCTGGTCGGCCTCGGTCACTTCTTCGCGGCGGCCTTCGGGGCCGGCCCCTTGCCGCCCCCCTTCTTGGACAGCATGAACCGACCCTCGGCGTCCTTGACCACGAGGCCCATCAGCTTCAGCTTGCCCAGGTGCGAGTGGATGCTGGTGGCCTTGGCCTTCTGCTCCAACTCCTTGACCGACTGCGGCTTGTCCGACAGGGCGGCGTTGATGCGGGCCGTCCGGCTCGGCGTCCGGAAGCCCCACTTGTCCTTCTCCAGCGACCCGCCGGGCCCGGCCTTCGGGATGCCCTTCTTCGCGGCCGCCACCTTGCCCTTCTCGGGGGCCTTGGCGGCCTGCTTCTTGGCGGGGGCCGCCGCGGTCTTCTTCTTCTTCGCCGGCGCTTCCATCTCCTCGTCCTCCTCGTCTTCGGCTTCGTCGTCCGACTCCTTGTCCTCGTCGTCGTCCGACTCGTCGGTGTCGTCCTCCTCGTCCGAGTCCTCCTCGTCCGAGTCGTCGTCGCCCTCCTCGTCCTCGGAGGGCTCTTCCTCCTCGTCCTCGTCTTCGTCGTCTGATTCGTCCTCGGGTTCGTCGTCCTGGTCGTCTTCTTCTTCGGGCTCTTCCTCGTCCTCTTCGTCGTCCGTTTCTTCCTCCTCGTCCGCGTCCTCCGGCTCCGGCGTCCTGCCCTTCTTCGGCGGCGTGGCCTTGGCGGCGGGGGCCGGCTTGGCCTTTGCGTCATCCGTGATGGTGACCTCCTCGTCCTTGGCCAGGGCCTTGAGGACGTTCTTGAGGGTCTTCACCACGACCGGGTCCTTGAGCTTCTTGACCATCGCGTCGTCCACGACCTCGCCGAGGGCGTTCAGCTTCTCGGTCATCTTCTCGGCGTTCCAGGCCGCGCAGTTCTGGAACTTGAGGGCCTGGAACACCTGGAGGGCGTCGGACTTCTTGACCTGCATGACGGTCTCCTCGACCTACGGCGCTTGGGATCGCAGGCCCGAACGTCGGGCCCCGCAACTCGACTTCTCGCTCTCAGACTCGCGGCCGAACTTTGGTTGGCCGCGCGTATTTTCAGGAATTGGCAGGCTTCACGCCCTTGCGGAGTCGGTACTGGTCTTTCCCGACCCGCTTGAGTTTCTTGTCCCGGACGAGCCGGGCCAGGTGGCTCGACACGGACGTCGCCTTGGACTCCCGCTCGATCCGTTTTAACGTTTTCGGCTCCTTGGTCAAGACGGCGTTGACGGCGGCGGCCCGGGTCGTCTTCTTGAACCCCCACCCGTCCTTTTCGACCTTCTTCCGTTCGGGTGCTAGCTTACCCGGGGCCTTCTTCGCCGGCGTCTCGCCTGGGGCCTCCTTCCGCCCGGCGACGGCCATCCTGGCCTGGTTTGCCGCCTGACGCCTTCCGGCCTCCTGGCGGTAGATGAGGGCCATCCTGTCCGCGGCGAGCGTCCCTCGGTCGAAAGACTGGAAGCAACAATACCGGGCCGCGTAGGACAGGTACTCATACGTCGCGAACCGGCCCCTGACCTCCCACCAGTCCCGGACCCGCTCGGCCCACTTGTAGAGCGTGGCGAACTTCGCGTCCTCGGGCTTGAACGGGACTGGTGCGTAGACCGTGGGCACGGAAAGGGGCCGCCTTTTGCTCTCCCGCGACTCGGGTTCGGGGCCCGAGTATTTTCCCACTTTGACAGGACTTTTAGCGGCGGAAGCCGTCTGGGCGAAGTAACCGGCGTTCGCCTTCTTATCCTCCTCGTCTTGCTTCGCCTTCGCGGCCGCCTTCGCCTTCGCCAACTCGACCTCTTCGCGGTACCAGACCGGGAATAGTTCCAGTGACAAGGCGTCGAGGAAGTCCGGCCTGTAGTTGTCGTACAGGCCGTCGGTCGTGTTGACCAACAACCAAGGACTCTTCCCGGCCTTCGCGGCCGCCAGGAACATCCCCTTGTCCGGGCAGTAGTCTTTCCCAGTCCGCGGGACGTACTTGGTGTAAAAGACCTCGACGTGGTACTCGAAGGCGTCCACCAGGTCCTTCGACAGCTTCGTCCGGACGGTGTCGTAGGCCGACTTGACCCCGGAGTGCAGCCTGCCGGCGACCCGCTTGCAGACCTCCTTGCCGGAGTCGCCTTTCGCGTCGTACAGCCGCTTGTTGTCCTTCCCGAGCCGGAAGATCGGGTAGACCCGGACGCCTTTCGGCGGGAGCCGGTGGACGGTATAGACCTCCTTGCCGGCCCTCGCGATTAGCGACCCGTCCTTGCGCTTCTTCCAGGTCAGCACGGTCACTCCTCCCACCCGAGTTGGCGGTCGATCTCGGCCCGGAGTACCTCAACGAAGTCGTTGAGGGTCTTGGCCACCAGCCGGACGTTCGCGGTGGTGTCCTTGAGTTCCTTGGCCTGGGCGGAATGCTTGGCGTTGCGGATGATCGTCTGGGCGATGATCCGCTTCGCGAGGTCGTACAGTTCCCGGGGGACGTTGGGCGGCTTCGTTTTGGGTTTGCTGTCAGGCACGACGGACTCCTTGGTAAGTAGGTATGGTTCAGACGACCTTGACAATGCGGTGTTTGACCTCGTTCAGGACGGCGAACCGTTTGGCGGCGGCCGCCGTGTCGAACTTCCTGGTCAGCCTCTTGTCCGTGACCCACAGGACGTGCCGGCCGGGGGTCTGATGGCAGTACAGGTAGCTGTCGTCCTTCGGGTGCTTCACGAGGTAGTGCATGTCGGACTCCTGTGGGGAAAGAGGGGCCCGAAGGCCCCGGGTGAACACGGTCAGTCGGCGACGCGGGCGAGCCGCGGGTCGGGGCGCTCGTCACCCTTCCAGTAGTCGGCGTCGTGCCGCTCCTCGGCCTCGGCCATCCGGCGGGCCTCCTCGGCGTCCTCGTCCTCGAGGTCCTGCGACACCTTGACGGGCTCCTTCTCGGCCAGCTGGTCCATGACCTCCTCCTGGACCTTCTCCTTCATCGCCCGGATCGCGTTCAGCAGTTCGCTCAGGTTGTCGGCCGTCATCCCCTTGCTCAGCCGGGTCTTGATCCCGGTCGAGAACGTGTGGTCGAGTTCGACCTGGATGCTCTCGGTCAGGATCTGCTTGCGGGTCTTCTTGCGGGACATCTCGGACCCCTTTCGTCGTCTGCTGCGTCGTCTCGCGACGTGCGAGAGATCGCAGCGTCAGACTACGCGATCCGCGACGTCCTGTTCAATCTAGGTTGGCAGGAATTCACAGGCATTGGCAGGTGAACTCAGGCACTGCACACCGCCGGGTTGGCGACCGCGAGGCACCCGGCGACCAGGACGTGATCTTGAACCAGGAATTCGTCCTCCCGCAGGACGAGCCAGTTCAACCGCTGTACCCCCTTCTCCTTCTCCGGGTTGCTCTGGTTGATGCCGACCATTCCGGTGACGTGGGAGAACTTCCGCTTGTCTTCGCTGAAGTTCTGCATGGACAAGGAATCGGCCGTGTAGCTCATGGCGTTCGCCTGTGTGGCCGTGACCACCAGGCAGTGGAGTTCCTGGGACATCCGCCGGAGGGCCTTCCACGTTTCATTGACCGCGTCCCGCGACTCCCCCTGAAACCCCGCGGGTGGGGCGAGGATGTCCGCGTAGTCGATGACCACGACCTCGGGACGCCATCCGGTCGTCTCCCACTCCCGCAGTGTCGTCCGGATGCCTCCTACGGAAATACTGGAGTTGGCATGGACGGAAAGACCCAAATAGGACTCCTTCGACTTGACCCGGTCGAGCATGACCTTCTTCATGGCCTTGTCGAGGACTGGCCAGGTCAGCCAGTCCTTGTACGTCCGCGGGTCGTGGACCACGTCGAACGCGGCGTCGTCCTTCCGGACTAGTTTGGTCGGATAGTTGACCACCCGCCCGGCGGGCGTAGGCTTCATCGGCCTCCCGGCCGCCCGGACGCCGAATCGCCTGAGGATCTGCCGTTCCGACAGGTCGCCGACCTCGAAGAACGCCACCCGCTTCCTCTGGAGCATGGCCCGCCAGGCCAGGTCGAGGAGCCACCAGGTCTTCCCGCGCTTCTCCGGCCCCATGAAGGCCACGAATCCTTCCCGCTCAAGCGCCCCGCCGAAGAACCGGCCGAGGGCCCCGGGGTATTTCACCAGGACGTCGGACTTCGCGTCCTCGAACGCGGCCCTCATGGCGGCCTTGTTCTGGAGGACGTCGATCCTCGCCCCGACGCCGACTTCGACCCGGCCGAGCTTGTCGATCCGCTTCCAGCCGTCCTGGACTTTCCCGGCGTCGATGTCCCCGGCGAGTGCGTCCGCGAGCCTTTTCAACCGGACGGCGTTGAAATGGTCGCCGGCCAGGTCGAGGACGTAGGCCGGGTTGATCTTCTTCTTGGTCCTCTGGTACTGGCCGGACAAGGACGACAGGTACCGTTCGACCAGTTTCACCGTTTCCCGGTCGTTCCGGCCGTCGGCCCAACTGGCGAACAGGGTCTCGACCGCCTTCTCCGGGGCCTTGCCGTACTTCCCGTAGTACCGGACGCACCAGCCGGCGACGACGTTCGACCAGTCGGACGAGAACAGCCCGTCCTTGGTCCACTTGGGGCTCAACCTGCCGAGCACCTCGGTGTTAACGATCATGCCGGTCAGTACCGTTCGCTCGGTCACGCTGTCGCGGGTCTGGACGATCATGACAACTCCTGGGACAGGACGCCCCACGCCTCGGACACCCGGTCGCCCCAAGTCTGGCAGTGGGACAAAACAGCCTTGCCGAACTTCTGGTCCTTGGGGTCGCCGTTCCACACGTCCGACATCAGGTTGCCGTGCCACTTCGGCCAGTTAACGACCCGCTGGTACAGGTCGGCGAACCAGCGACCGACGAAGAAGTCAACAGACGACAGCGCCTTGCTCAGGAAGTGGGCGAGGGCGTGGTGCTTGGGGGCGTTTTGGACGGTGTTCTTGCCGACCTTGATCCACTCGGGGCGGGTCTCCTTGTAGGCCCGGAGCTTGGCCCGGAAGTCACGATACCTGTCCAGCATCACCTGGACGGCCGGCAGAAGTTTGGTCGCGCTTCCCTTCGGCCAGTTCAGGCCGAACAGGTAGTGCTTGACAACGGAGTGCGCTTCGTCGGTAATCTGGACGTCGGGGTTGTTCTTGAGGTACCTTTGGTACGCGGCTTCGAGTTGGGTCCACTTCCTCCGGAACGTTTTCGCGTTCTGGACGTCGGGGACGAAAGGCCGTCCTATCTGGACGCAATAGAAGTCGAGGACGCGCTCGATCCGGTTTCGGTCGTCACCGAGGTCCTTGCGCAACATCCGGAAGTGCTTCCCTTCGGCCGAAAGGACGTATTTCCTCGAAATCTTGGTCGCGTTCGCGGCGCAGTCGCGCAACCTCATGGCACACCAGTTGTCCCACTTTTCCGATGGCCCCTTACCTTTACCGGTGTTTTCCAGTTCAGGTATGAATTGACCAGACAAGGCAGGTTTCTCCCCGATCCGTGGCTCTCCGGAGGGAGCCACGTATTTTTTAATCTCTGAACGTAGTGAAGAGTCGGCCAGCTTTAAAGCTGTCCGGGGGTGAGCTTTAAAGCTGTCCCCCTTACCGATTTCTCGACACTCCGGCAGGCGGGTTCGGAGGACCCGCAGCCGCAAGTTGTTCTTCATGACGTAGCCGACTTCGTAGACGAGGTCGAGCTTCTTCAGTTTCCGGATCATCCGGTTCACGTTCGCCTTGTTGGCGAGGCCGAGTGCCTTCGCGAACGTGTTGTTGCTGATCCAGCACCCTTCCCCCCGGACTTTGACGGCCGACTCGATCAGGCTGAGGAGCATGACCTCGGTAGGATTGAGGACGCCGTCGATGAGGAGGGCGATGACCTCTCCAGGCGTCCAGACTCCACGCCAGTTGAAGGCGTCGAGGATCGAGGTGGAGGACGGAACGGATTGATCGGACGAGCGAGCGTCAGGCATGGTAAAACTCCACCGGCGCGGTGGTCACCAGAGGCAGGAAGGAAAAAGGTGCGTGGGAAGCGACCCTGGTGAAAGTCGCTTGTCGGCGGGACATGACCCCCGCCTATCCCACGCGCGCCGGACGTGATTATCGCCGGAAGTTTTGTCGGACGCAGGTCCGTTTCGCTCTAGAATCGCGTACAATCGACGACCGTACTCAGTCTGAGAAAAGTCTCGTCTCTGACGGCGGTCGTCGATCTGGCGCAATTCTGTGCGAAAGGAAGACAGGTGTGGGGCGCGTCGAGCGCCGCGAATGCGAGTCAGTCTTTCCGAGGTACTTCGACGTAGAAGTGATGGTTGCCGGTCGCCTCGAAGTGGAAGTTGTCGTCCTTGTATTCCTCGAACCGGACTTCGCAATCCAGGTCCTGAAACCAGTCCAGCATGACGCCGAACTTGACGTGTTTCAGTCGGTAGTCTGGATGGTAGGCCCGGCTCGCGACAAGGACCGGCTCGCGGTAGTAACCGACCGTGACTCCTCTGTCCACTATCGCGACGGCACGAACGTCCTCCCGGAAATACTCGCCGGAGACCTGTAATTCGAGTTCCAGTTTCGGGTCGAACATCACCGAGAATGCGTGCCAGTGCAGGACTAGAACGCCTTTCGTGTTCTTGTCGCAGGCGGCCGACGTCCTGGACAGCCGGAGGACGTCGTGCGGAGGGACGTACTTGTCGTATACCGTTCGCCAGAAGTCGTTCTGCTCCGGCGTCCGGCCGAAGTGCAGGTCGAACTGTTTCAGGACCCACTTCTGGTAGTTCGACCGGGTGGTGACGACTCTTTTGGCCACGACGGACTCCTTTGGTAGTGAGTGTCAGATCGGGACGATTCTGACCTTCCGGATCCGGACTTCGTTCTCCGAGACGTACTCGACCTCGACCAATGCGCCGTTGAAGCCGGAGATGAGGACGCGTCCCTTGTCGTCGATGGTCATGAGCCGCTTCGACCCGATCTCCGGCTTCCTGTAACTGGATAGCGATTGTCGTCCGTCTTTCTCCGGCGAGTCGATCACTTCCTGCGCCAGATCAGTCAACGTCCAGGTCCCGTCGTCAGACTGCCGGACGAACTCCTTACCTCGCATCTCGACCAGTGCTGTCCTGGTCGATTGAGGCGAGAACGTCTTGTCGTTGAATTCGTAGCCGGCTTGCGTCGCGATCTCCTGCGCCCGCTTCGCAATCTCCTGGAGCGCTGCGTGACCGAGTGATTTGACGGCGCAGTGGACGAAATGCTGTCTCGTCCGGAGTCCTGCGCCGAGTGCGTCACGATTGGGGTCCGTTGTGCTTGCGCGTACTGTGTCTGTGCTGCTCACGTCGCGATCTCTCGTGTGTGTGCGTCGTCGCGCCGTGCGACGACATCGCGTCAGCATACAGGCGCGATGTCGTCCTGTTCAATCGAGAAAACGACGGCGAAGTTTGGCGATTTCTTTCGAGGACGCTTCGGCCGCGTCCTTGCCGGTCTGGAGGCGGACGACGCACGTCTTACCGTCGAACACGTCCAGTTGATCGGCCAGCTTCTTCGCCCGCGCCTGGGCGGCCCGGTCGGAGTCGAAACAGACGGCCCGGACGGGGAATCTCGACAGCCGGAGAACCTGGGCCTTGGAGAACGCCGTCCCGCACGTCGCGACCGCCCCCGGGCCGATCCGCCACACGTCCAGAGGACCCTCGACCACGACGACCGCGTTGACCACGTAGTCCTCGCCGTACAGCATGGACTTCAACGGCACCTTCTCCTGGTCTGGCGCGGCCGACAGGTACCGCGTCTTGGCGCTGTCCGAGCAGGCCCGCGTCGTCCACGAGACCGTCTCGTCCTGGTACTTGACCGGAATGTACAGCCGCCACGGCAGGTCGCAGAACATCCCGGTCCCCCGGACGTCCCACAGCCTTTCCACCGACTCCGGGTCGAACCCCCGGTGCCTCAGGTACTCCCGGTGGGGGGTGAGCAGCCGGCCGACGCCTTTCGGCTCGACGAGCTTGCCTTCCGGCCTGATGTCGTCCTTGACGACCGTCCTCTCCAGGTCGCCGACCACGAGCCGGACTTGGCCGTAAGGCTTGCCGGTCAGTTCCATGACGACGGCGTGGACGTTCTTCGGCCCGCACGTCCAGCACGAGCAGTACCCGCCCCGCGGGTTGTACCCCAGTCGGAACCGCCTCTCCTTCGGCGAGCAGAACGGGCAGTCGATGTTGACCCACCCGGACGTGGTGTGGTGGTGCTCGCCGTGCCGCCTGACCTCCACGCCGAGGTCGCGCATCAGCTGGTCGAACGTCATTTCTTCTTCCTCTTGTGCCGTTGGACGGTCTCGGCCTGGCGGGCGTAGTCCCGCATGAACTCCTCCAGGACGCCTTTCATCGTCCGGCCCCGCATCAGGCAGGCCGCGTGGAACTTGTCCCGGATGAGTTTCGAGAGCCCCCTGACGTACAGGGTGCCCGTCCCGCCGACGAACGTGCGGGTGTGTTGCTGGTCAGGGTTTCTTACGGCCACGTCTCCCTCCTCGCTTGAGTAGTTTCGCCTCCAGGTCGTCCAGGATGTCGAATCCGTCCACGGCCTTGTCGCCGTCCAGGGCCTCGTCCAGGACTTGCTGCTTCCGCTGGACCTTTCTGACCAGGTCTTCCTCGATGGTGCCTCTGGCCACCAGGTAGTAGATGGTCACCGGCTTCTTCTGGCCCATCCGGTGGGCCCGGTCCTCGGCCTGGGTGTGCTCCCCCGGCGTCAGGCCGAACTCGGCGAACACGACCGAGTTGGCCACCTGGCCGTTCCAGCCGACCCCGGCCGCCTGGACATTGCCGACGAGCAGCCGGACGGCGTCGTTCGCCGTGAACCGGTCGAACGTGGCCTGCCTGGCCCGCCCGGTGACGGACCCGTCCACCTTGACGGCGCACCTCTTGAACGTCTCGACCAGCGGCCCCACGACCTTCTTGTGGACGGCAAACGCGATGAGCTTGCCGTCCGACCCGCCTAGGAAGTCCTCGACCCACTGCTTCACGGCCGGGAGTTTGAGTTCCCCGATCAGCCGTTTCAGGTATCCGAACCTGACCATCCGTTGCGAGTTCCGGAATCCCTTCCGCTTGTCCGGGTGCGTCTTCCTGAGCCACCGGACCAGGTCTCGCTCGGCCTCCAAATACTGCCTCATGTCCGGCAGGTCTACCGGGACGACGACCCGGGTCTTCGCCGGCAACTCGTCCAGGACGTCGGCCTTCCGGCGTCTGACCATCAGTTCGCCTTTGAGCCGCCGGTGGAGTTCGGGCAGCCGCTTCGCCCCGCCGTACTTCATCCCCCACGGCGTCCACTCCTGGGCGCAGTACCTCCTGGCGAACTTGCCGAACTCCGGGAACTCGTCCGGCCTCAGGATGTTCAGCACCGACCAGAGTTCGGCAGGCCGGCTCGTCATCGGCGTGCCGGACATGCCGACGACCTGCCCGACGTCCTGGACGAGTTGCCGGACCCACCTCGTCCGCTTGGCCCCCCTGGACTTGAGGTAGTGGCACTCGTCCAGGAGGACGAGTTTCGGCCTGAGGGCCTTCAGGAAGTGATTCCAGGTCGGGTGACGGGAACCTTCGGCCCCGTCACCCAGGATGTCATAGTTAACCACGTAGACGGTGTTGGACTGGTGTCGGAGCAGGTTGCCGGTCATCGTCGGCGGCCGGCGGCGTTCGAGGACGTGCGTCAGGAACCCGACCTGCTCGGCCTCCCGCTGCCAGTTCCACTTGACGCTGGCCGGGCAGACGACGACGACGGGGCCGGAGTCGAGGAAGACCTTCGCGTACTGGAGGGCCTGGAAGGTCTTCCCGAGTCCCATGTCGTCGGCCAGGAGGGCCCGGCCTTTGAACGCATGGATCTTCCAGATCCCGCGCTTCTGGTACGGGTAGGCTTTCTTTCTGGGGGGCATCGGCCGGTCACTCCTTTTTATCGACCGTCGGGGTGGTGACTCCTTCTTGGCCTTGGTATCGGCCTCTCTTGTCGGCGTAGGACACGTTGCAGGTCGCCATCTTGATGAAGGAGTCGGCCTCACCGTCCGTCATCGACTCCAGGGCCTTTCTCACGACCAATTCGCCGTATCCGTCCGTCCGGAGGAAGACGCACTGCATTATCCCTTCGCCGCAGTACACCCGGGCCGGGAGTGGCGTGGTGTTGCTGATCTCCACCGTCCACTTTCCGGTCCACTCCGGCTCGCCGGGCGTGACGTTGACCACGAGTCCGCACCTGGCGTAGGTGGATTTTCCGACCACGATGCACAGGCAGTCCCGCGGGATTGTGAACTCCTCGACCGTCTCCCCCAGGACGAACGAGTGCGGCGGGATGAGGATGTGGTCCGGCGGCTGGACCTTGCACCGGGGGCCGGCCGCCTCCCGCTCCTTGAAGGCGTCGAAGCACCGACGGCAGTACCAGGTGCCTCCGGCCTGCCGCATGTTCTCGGCCGGTTGGTAAGTCAGGTCGTGGTCGTAAGGTGTGAGGTCCACGTCCACGAGGGCGTTCTGGTCGAACTGCTTCGGATCGACCTCCCGGCACATGATCGGCGAGAACACCTTGAACTTATACCCGACCCGTGCGTCGTAGCCGTACGACGTGTATCCGTAGCTGATCTTTCCGTGCCGCTTCTGGTTCGGCTGGGCGTCCGTGATCTTCACGTCCCGAGCGATCTGCCAATCTGACAAGACTCCCACGATGGCCTCCTTAAGGTAGTTTCATCCAGATGGTGTTACACCGCTTACACCGCCAGCAGTGCTCGCCGGTCTTCCAGTGGTAGATGGTCGAGTGCTCCGACCAGTAACAGCACGTCCAGAATCGCCAGAACTGCCGGATGAACGCGATCATGTCGGTACCTTGAAAGGCTGGAACGGCCGTTGGTGTCCGGCCGTTCCCTAGTCTTAACGCGAGGTCACGGCGATTGCTGGACGGTCGGGGCGTAGTTACCCAGGCCCGGCAGGTTGTTGCCGTTGAAGTCCGTGGCCTTGACGCACACGATGGACACGGACTTCACGATCCCGTGGGCCGTGTGCGTCACGCCGTCGATCACCACCGGCACGGCCGACGGGCCGTTGACGTGGACGATCGCCCCGCTGGCCCCCGACGGGAACCCGGCCGTGGTCAGGCCCGCGGCGAAGTCGGTCGCGAGGGAGTTCACGTCGATACCGGTGGGACCGGCCACGCCGTTGATGTTGACCGTGTACTCGAACGTCCCGTTCGTCGGGAGGCCGGTCGTCGGGCTGTAGGTGATGGCCCCCGGCTGGTTGGCCGTACACTGGTAGATGGTGAACGTCACCTGGACGTTCCAGAGCCCGGAGTCGGCGACCCCGGCCGTCGAGGCGATGTCCGAGGTCCCGATGCCGTCGCTGTTGAGGGCGGCCGGCGTCACGTTGACGTTCCAGGTCGCCAGCGGCAGCGGGGTCACCGGCGCGGGGGCGGCCCCGGCCGGTTGCTGGTTCAGCATGGCCGGATCGACGCCTCCCGGGAGCATCAGCTTCGGCCCGTCGCCGACGTACACGAACAGGTTCTCCAGGCCGGCCGTCAGGGCGTTGACGATCAGCGACCCGGGGACCTGCCTGCCGTCGAGCGCCTCCAGCCTGGGCGTGAACTTGGACATTGGTCGTTCTCCTTATCTCCGTTTCCGGGAGGGTCCCGGGATGACGGTTACTTGTACCTTGCCAGCCAGTTATGGATCTCCACCAGGACTTCCTTCGTCTCGCGGGCGTCCGGCCCGGGGTCGTTCATGACGAGTTCGACCTGCACCGGGTCGAAGTACAGGTCGTACACCTCCCCCAGCACCCGCCTGACCTCCGCCCACTCGGCGGCGGACAACACCTGGCCCCGGTACCTCCTGGCGACGACGTGGTCGATGGCCGCGTCGCGCCTGGTCTTCGGCTTGCCGTCCTTCACAACGCACCTCTTATTTCCAGGAACGTTCTTTTCAGCCGGCGGGCACCCCACCCGGCCTCGCCCAGGTGCTCCCGGATGGCCTGCCGCCAGGCCCCGCCGTCCTCGACCCCGAACTGGGACAGGATGAGCCGGACGTCGATCGGGCTGTCCAGGGCCAGTGTCGCGACGACCTGGGCGTCGGGGGACAGGGAGTCGAACCACTCGACCCGGGGGAACTGCGGCGTCGGCTCCCGGTCAGGTACGTTGACCGTGTTCCCGTCGTGACCGCCCGTCCAGTCCTCCCCGGTCTCGATCCTCACGGTCCGGGCGTTCTTCCGTCTCTCGTGGAGGGTCCGCCGGAGCACGTCCTTGAGCCTCTTGTCCACCTTCTCCCCGACCCACGTCAGGAAGGCGTACCCGAGTTCGTGCCGGAAGGTCTGGTACGCCTGCGTCCACCCGTAGTAGGCGGCCGACGTGAGGTCGTCCCGGTCGAGGTACGGGTACGCCCGGGCGAACGAGTTCAGGAGTTTGTGGACGAAGTTCCTCGTCTCCTCGAACGTCTGGTCGGCGGGGGTGTGCTGTCGCCTGGTCACGACGCGGGCTCCTGGGGTCCGTTGGGTTAGTGGGGAGTGTCGCATCATACTGGACGCCCCCCGCGCGTCAACCTGATTTCCTCAAACCGTCAACGCCGTCCGGATGCCGTCCAGCTGGAGCATCTGGGAGTACGGCGGGTTCGTGGCGACGACGGCCGCGAACGCCCGGTACAGCGTCCACGCCGTCGCCTTGGCCCCGCCTTCCCGCATCTCGGTCCAGACCTTGTCCACGTACCCGAGTTTGCCCCACGGGAACCTTCCGTGGTACGGGTGTAGCCGGCAGGGCCGCATCGTCAGGTCGCACCTCTCGGGCTCGGTCAGGACGACGGTTCGGGCGGCCTTCAGTCTTTGCCAGCCACCGTCCACCAGTTGTTGGAGGTCGTTCAAGGTCTGGTCGGTCATCTGACCGAAATCGGCGACCTGGAAGTACGCCTTGTCGTCCGCCTTCACCCGACCTAGTACGAGGCCGTGGCCGTCCGGCGTCGCCTCGGTCAGTCCGTAGAAGAAGGTCAGGGCCCGGCGTTGCTCGTTGTTGGTCATGAACCCGACGGAGACGTGGTACCCGGGCGCACACCTGAGGTCGGGACCTACGACGGTGAAGGACGCGGCCAGGTTGGCCTGGTTCGGGCTGACGGCGTAGTTCCTGGCCAGGACCCGCCAGCCGCGGGCCTTGAACGCCTTGTTCATGTGCCTGCCCGCGTCGGCGTGAGGCAGTCCGGCAGTCCACTCGTTCGGGTCGGCGTGCGGGGGGACCGGGATTTCGACGCCGGCGAGGTCTGCGACGCTGGTCGGCGCGTCGCACTGGAACAGGGTAATCACGGCAGTCCCTTTCGCTCTAGAGTCGCGTCAGTTCAACGACCGTATCGAAAGTGTGACGCACTTCACTTTCGACACGACCTCGCGCCAGACGCGATTCTGTGCGATCTGGCGCTGGGTCACAGACGGCGCGACGAAGCGCCCCGCGTCACTTGCGGACCTCGGTGTGCTTGACCTTGATCTCGACCTCCCGGCCCAGGATCGTGGCCGAGACCTTGACCTCGGGGGCCATGACGTGCCCGGTGATCGCGACGACCTTGACCTTCGTCCCCTTCATCGGCCCGTCCCCGAGCGTGACCTCGTCGCCCACGGCGTAGGCCAGCGCCACGGGCTTGTCCTCCGGCCGCTTGACCCACCCGTCCACCTCGGCCTTCGACAGGGACGTGGCCCCCTGGACGACTTCGCCTTCTTCCAGGTCGTCGTACTTCATGTCCTCCCAGAACGGGAGCAGCGAGTACACGCCCGACACGTCCTTGATCTCCTTGAACACGCAGTCGTCGGCCTCGCACTCGACCAGCAGGTACCCGGGCATGGCCCGCTGATTCTGGACGACGGTCCTCCCCCCGTGTACGGCCAGCTTCACGTCGGTGACGACGTGGTACTCGGTCACGGACTCCCGCGGGTTCTTGTTGACCTTCTCCTTCGGCCCGTACATCGCGGTGAGGGCGACGGTCGCGACCTCCTGGTTCTTGTGGCCCGTGACGCGGCCGAGCATCTTGCCGTCGGCGTCGTAGGCCGCGTAGTACACCCGCCGGCCGTGCTTCTCCTTCCTGACCTCGCTCATGGCCCCGGCCTGCGCGTCCTCGGGCTTGTACACGGACTTCTTCCTCGGCCGCTCGAATTTCAGCCGGGCCTCGTACATCGCCTGGTCGTGGTCGGCCGCGGACACGACGCCGAGCAGCCTCTCGTCCGCGTACACCTCCCACCTGTCCTTCGTCGTCCGGGCCTGCTTGTGCTTCGGGATGACGACCCGGCCGAGCTTGCCGACCAGGTGGGGGGCCTGGAACCGCTTGCGGATGTTCGCCTTGACCTTGTTGTCGCTGCCGGAGACGGCGACCGCGAACCACTTCTTCGACAGCCCCTTGGCGCAGCCGGCGCAGACGTGCTGGCCGTCCACTAGCGTCATGTTCTGGACGAGCTTGACGAGCAGGCACCCCTCGCACCTGGCCTTGTTCGCCTCGCTGCTCGGGACGTAGACGACCTGCGGCTGCGGGCCGCCGTTCTTCTTGCGGTTGAAGCAGAACGGGCAGAGGCGCTCGGACAGGAACGACTTCATCAGGTAGGTCGCGTTCGGCTGCAGGCAAGACTCGCAGCGCTCGACGGGGGTCGTCTCGGTCGCGGGCATGACGGACTCTCGGTTCGGGTGACGGAGTTGTGGGGCGCGCCGTGCGCCCCACAACGTCAGTATAGAGACGCAGTTAGACCTGAGCAAGCGACGACCGATCTTTTCCTAGGACTGCGACCGGACGATGTGGTCGAGTACCAGGCGGGCCTTCTCCGTCGCCGACTCCAGGCCGTCCTCCCGGCTCCAGCCGGTGATGAGCGGAATACACACCGGGAGCGTGCCTTGCTCCAGGTCTAGGTGTTTCTCCCACCCGCCCATGCCGCACTCGGACAGCAGGAGTGTGCCGGAGTCGGCCTCGCACAGGTACCCCAAGTCGAGGGGCGCGGCGACCGGGTTCGCCGCGAACGCCCCGAACGTCGCCTTGGACGTGAACCAGGAACTCATGGTGTCGCACAAGGCGTCGTAGTCCACCGGGTCGCCCATCCGCTTCGGCCGGCACGCGACGAACTGGTGATGGTTGGGTTTCGGGAAGACGTGCGTGCCTCGCGTCCACGTCCAGATTTCGACCGAGTAGCCGATCGACTCCAGGACGTCGGCGAGGGCGATGCAGCAGGCACTCCGGAAGAACACGCCGCTCGGGTTACACCGGTGACCTCGCCCGCAGTCCAGGTTCGATATCAGGCTGACCTGGAAGCTGCCTGACACCCGCTGCCTCCGGACGTCCCGCATGTAGTCCGCCTCGCCCCGGAGCACCCGGTCAACGTCCACGTCGCCGTCGTCCTCGCTCCAGCGAGGCTTCCTCCGGACGTCCTTCGGCATCGGCAGGTCGGTCTTCTTGATCCTTTCGACCACGTACTCGACCATCTTGACGCCTTCCGGCCACGGACTGTGCAGGAACCGTTCCATGTCCGCCCACCCGTCGCCCCGCCGGCCGGGCCAGTTGACCGACAGGTTCTTCACGAGCGGCTTCCGGTGGTAGGCCGCCTTCGCGTTGGTAACGAGGTCGAGGGGGCCGTCGAATATCAGCCCGTGGCCCCTCAGTTCCTGGTCGATGAAGTGCCTCACCTGTCGCCCTCGACCAGGCCGATGACCGCGACCACGACGCCGTCCTTCATCATCTTCGCCGTGCAAACGTACAGCGACTTCAGGTAGGCCGGCCTGTCCTTCTCGCGCGCCGCCTTCGCCCGCCAGTCCTCGACCTCCTGGTACGTCATGAACTCGACCCGCATCTTCAGGTCGTCCCGGTCCTGGTCGGTCAGCGACCTGACGAAGGCGCGAACTTCCTCCCGCGTCGGAAGCGGGTCCAGGTTGATCTCGTGCATGGTGATCGGCCCTTGCATCACGTCACCTTCGCCTTCTCTTCAGGTGTCCAGCCCTCGAAATACGCCTCCAACACCGTCTTCAGGTCCCACCCTCCGGCCGACATCATGACGTAGGCGTCCTCCAGGAACCGGGTGCTCATGATCCGCCGCATCCCGGTCTGCTCGATTTTGTGCCGGACGAACTGGCACGTCTGCCGGAGGTTGTACCCGAGTGACACGAGCTTGCCTACGGTGTTGTCGTGGCCGTTCTGCCTGAGGGGCGGGTTCCAGGCGCGGCCCTCCTCGCCGCCGATGTCCGGACACACGGCCAGTTCTACGCTCGGGTCGTAGTCGCACTCGACCATGCCGATCCGGAACCTGTCGAGCGTCGCCTCGTCCAGCTGGTTCCGGCCCTGGTACATGCGGGTCGCCCCCCGCCCGACGGTGTTCGCCGTGCCGACGCACACGAAGTCCTCGTGCCGGTCGGCCCGCGGCTTCTTCCGCCGGTTCGGGACGTTACAGTACCCGTTCGCCAGGGCCGTGTTGACGCACAGGAGCAGGTTCGGGTCGGCCGCGTCCAGTTCGTCGAACAGGTAGACCCCTCCTTTTTCGTAGCAGTCCAGGAACGCGGCCCCCTGGAACACGTTCTCCCCCTTCGTCAGGTCTGGCACGGTGCGGCCGAGCAGGTGTGACTCGGACATCCCGGCCGTGCAACTCACCGACCCGAAGTCCAGGCCGAGCGAGTCCGCGACCAGTTTCGCCAGGTACGTCTTCCCGCACCCGGCCGGGCCGAACAGCATGATGTTCCGCCGGCACCTAGCGAGCGAGAACACCCGGTCGAACACCCGCGGGAGGACGACGTCCTTGAGCTTGACCGTCTTCCCGTTGGGCAGTTCGACCTTGAGTACCTTGACGTGGGAGTCCTTCCTGTCCTTCAACCCCTGAACCTCGGCCATGATCGTCGCCAGGACGGGCGCGATCCCCTGGAGGACGGCCTCGTGCTCCGCGAGCTTGAGGGCCAGCTTGCCGAGCAGGTCGTGGACGTGACTCAGGTCGGGAGGCGGCTGGGACTGAGGCTTCTCGTCCTCGAAATTCTCCTGGAAGTTCGGGTGTCCGTGATGGTCGTGGGTGTGGGTCTTCGGGTTGGTGTAGGCCGGAGGCTCGTTCCCCGGCGCGGTCGGTAGCTTCTTGAACGGCCACGTCCGGTTCCAGTCGAGGGCCTCCTTCCTAATCTGCCAGACGAACTTCCCGGTCCCACTCCGCTTGACGACCCCCGCCGAGTGCAGCCGGTTCATTATGGCCCGGAACTCGGCGTGGTCGAGGTTCTGGTACTTGTCCCGGTCCTTGTTGACGACGGCCCGGTGGAGTTGCCCGGTGTTCAGCCCGTACCTTTGGTCGTCGGTGTACTTGTTCTCCTTGAGATGGTCGAGCGCGACGTTCGCCACGTCTTGCGGTGAGAAGTAGCCCACTCACTCCTCCTCCTCGTCCCGGAGCCGTTTGTCCTCGTCCAGGGCCGTCGCGAACCTCGCGACGATGTCCCGCACCCCGAGCGGGTCGGCCGGCTCGTCCTCGTCCCCTTTCAGTTCGCCTTCGTCCGCGTACATCTCGGCCGCGTCAACCGCGGCCTGGCGGACGATCTGCCGGAGGGTGTCGAACCCGTCCGGCTTCTGGAGGCTCGCCCCGCACAGCCAGGTGGCGAGGACTTCAACGTCGTTGTTCCTGGTCTTCGGCACGGTTGGTCTCGGCTGCGAATCAGCGGGCCCGCCGGAAACTCCTCCGGGCGCGGCGTCGCTGTTCCGGGTCGTTCGGGAGGATCACCAGGCTCGGCGCGGTCTTGTGGCCGAACTCTATCAGCCCTTGCGTCGGCTCCTCGTCGGAGCAGAACACGCACGTCGTGGTTTGCGGGAGGGCCGCGATCCGCTCCTTGGGGATCGGCTTACGGCAGACGCGGCAGTAGCGGCTGGCGGACGTTCTCGGCATCACGGACTCCTGGTCGGTGTGACTCTCGGGGCGCACAGCGCCCGACGTTGACGCTACTCGGCAGACTCGGAGCTTCCCAAGGCGTTCCCGGCGGAATCTTTCGCTAACGGGGTCGGTTCGGCGACCGTGTCCGCGTCCGAGTCCAGCTCGCCCTTCGGCACGCACTTCGGGCACACGCCGTCCGGCGACTCGGCGCACTGCCAGCAGCAGTAGAACCGGTGCTTGCACTCGTGGAATCGGACTGCCGTCCAGTTTCCGGTCTCCACGACCTTCCCGCACAGCTGGCAGTGGACGATGTCGGCCGGTCTTTTCGCGTTGTACACGGTCAGGTCTCCTGGACGATGGTGGGGGTGTCGGCGTCGGTCGGCTGGTCGAGTTGCACCAGAGGCTTTCCGGCGCAGACCGGGCACGGTACGGTCAACGGGCAGTGCGGACAGACCATGAACCAGTGGCCGCAAATCCCTGGTTGCCAGTACAGCGTCTTCAGGTTCAGAATGGTCTGGTTGCAGTTGACGCAGGTCATCAGATGCTCCTGAGGAGTCGGTCTTGGACGTCACGCGGAAGTTTGAAGAACAGCGCGGTCAATTCGCGGTTCCGGTCGAACGCCTCCTTCCTGTCCTGGGGTTTGGCATACCGGTGATGGTTGTAGATGGTGTGGTACGTTTCCAGGTAGTCCGGGACCATGAACTTAATGGACTCTTCGTCCTCGCTGATTTCGGTCGCGTCGTTGTAAATCTCGTGGTAGACGTGCCTCATCAGGCCGAGGAGTTCCTGCTCGTCCTGCACCGTGAGCCTCGGCGGGAACCGGTGTGCGTTCCCGCCGCCTCCTGGCGGGACCTGGACGGTCAGGAGTAGGTGAATCCTTACTACCTGCTCGTTCTTGCCCCTCATTGCCGTCGCCCCGAAGTGCCCTTCCAGGTCGTAGTGCAGTTCCTTGGTCTCCAGCCAGTCGAGGACGATACCCAGCGGGATGCTGGGGTTGAGGCGGACGGACCAGAGGTGCTCGGCGGTGAGTTCCATTGTTCGGTAGAATAACGGCCCGACCACACCGTCTAGGAATTCAGGTCTGATCGCCGTCGCGTCCTTGGTGTTCCTGAGCCGTGTGCGGACGTCCTGAGGCAGTTCGTCATAGTTGGACACGATTTTGTTCGCAGTGCACCGGACGATGGTGTCGTCCTTCTCGTCCAGGTACTCGCGGTGGGCCAGGGTGATCGGTTTCGCGTCCGGTTGGTCGAGTGCGGGCTCTGTGTACCTGACGTTTGTGTCCTCCGGTGCTGGCATCGGGTCGGTATGGTCGGAGTAGTCGCGGTACTTGAAGTACGACCTGACCACGCCGAAGAAGCTGTCCTCGGACCTGAGGCCTGGCAGGTTGTTGCGCTTCATCTCCTTCGGCACCTTGTCGAAGGTCGTCCCGCCGGACATGGCCTTGATGGTCTTGACGACGGCCTGCTGGTGGGTGGTCTGCTTGCGCCTGGACACGAGGTCACTCCTTTTGATGGTGAGTTTCTGGCCACGGTAGTAGAGGACGACCGGTTTCATTCCTGAACGCTCTAGAATCGCGTAGAATCGACGACCTACGCGAACGTGTGACTCGTCTCGTCTGCGTCGCGGAAACGCGCCAGACGCGACGCTACGCGATCTGGCGCGGGGTTTGCGATGTCGTCGCGGGGCGCTCGGGGCGCGTCCTCGAAGAACGGGTCGAACAGGCACTTCCGGCACCTCAGGACCTTGCCTGCGCTCTTGAGGGCTTCGCATCGCTGGCAGTCTTCCATGACCTTCTCCTCAGTTGTAGTTGTAGTATCGGTCGTAGGCGGCTTCCATCTCCATGTCGAGCAACGCCTGGTAGCCGTGCTCCAGGACGTACATCACCTCGTCCACGAGACCCCCGGCCTCTCTCGTGTGCATCTCGTGCTGGACCGGCGTGTCGGCGCACTTGCAGAACCACTCCATCTCGTCCACCTCGTCGGGCGCGACCGCCATGCTCTTGGTGCGCTCGTACACGGGCCCCAGGATGTTCTGGTAGATTTCGTGTTCGGACATGGTCGTAATCACGACGGACTCTGTGGTTAGATTGGCGCGTCTCGCGCCCTTGTCTGGGCGCGCCGTGCGCCCAGCGTGCGTGAGCATACGCAATTACGCGAACCACTACAACGGGAATCTTCAGGCTAAATTCGCTGGGAATTGACGGGAAATGACCGGCAGGCTTACTGACCCCACGTTGACACTTTCGGCCTCGCGGGTTAGACTCACTTCCGGCGTCCCACCACACCCTCCGGAGAAAACCGGTGAAAGCCAAGACCAAGAAAGACCATCCTGACCGGATCTTCACGGACAAGACCCCCCTCATCGTCTACCGCCTGGCCAAGACCGGGATGTCCGACCGGGACGTCGCTAAGGCTCTCGGGGTGCCGGAAACGACCTTCAGGAAGTGGAAGCGGGAGCGGGACTCCGTCAAGTACGCCTTAGACGAGGCCCGCAGGGCCGACGCCGGGGCGCAGACGTACATGGAGTACGTCTACGACCAACTCCCGGAGCACCTGAAGCCAGTGTGGGAGGCCATCCTGGACCCGACCAACAACCCGATTACCTACGTGGAACGGATGCTCAAGGACTGCGGGAAGCGGGGCCGCCAACACCTCTTCCTCCACGCCCTCGTGCATTACAACTGGAACGCGACCGAGGCCTGCCGGGCCGTCAACATCCGGAAGATCACCTTCGACCGGTGGGTCACGGACGACCCGGGGTTCGGGGAACTCGTCCGGGAGATGGACTGGCACAAGAAGAACTTCTTCGAGGCCCAACTCATCTCCCTGGTCAAGGCCGGCGACCCGGCCCTCGTCAAGTTCGTCAACCAGACGTACAACGCCGACCGCGGGTACGGGACGAAGAAGGAAGTGCGGAAGTCTGTGGACGTGAACGTCCGGGGGCAAGTCGGGCACGCGGTCGTTACGTTGGACGACCTCGACCTCCCGGTGGAGGAGCGGCGCAAGCTCCTCCAGAAGATCCGGGACCGGGACGGCGACCGGGTACTGCCCGCGAAGGAGGAGTGACGTGACCACCATGAAGTCGGTCCTGCCGTACACCAGTCTCAGGAAGCGTCACAAATCGCTCCTGTCCGACTCCGAGTCTCGCCTGACAGAAATCCCGCCTCGCCTGAAAGGAATCGGACAGGCACTGCCTGAGGCGTTGGAAACACGCCGGAAGCACGACATCCGCCAGGTGCGTCGCCTCCTCCACCTCGTCCGCAAGCGCGTCCGCGCCAGGAAGGCCGGCCAGATCCGGTCTAGATTATTCGGGAAGAAACCGGAACCGAACCAACACCGGGGGCCTTCCTTCACCCGCCAGGAGTTGGAACGGTCGCTGGCCCGGGACTCGTTCTACGACTTCGTCCGGATCTTCTGGGACGTGGTCATCGCGGAGAAACCGGTGTGGAACTGGCACATCCGGTACCTGTGCGAGCAACTCCAGCTGGTGGCCGAGAGGATTTTCGAGGGGAAAGGTAAGCTCTACGACCTGGTCGTCAACATCCCCCCCGGGACGACCAAGTCCACGATCATCTCGGTCATGCTCCCGGTCTGGTGCTGGGTGAACATGCCGAGTTGCCGGTACATCGGCGCTTCCTACTCGGAGACCCTGGCCCTCGACCTGTCGCTCAAGTCCCGGGACATCGTCCAGTCCGAGAGGTTCCAGGAGCTCTTCCCGGAGATCAAACTCCGGGAAGACCAGAACACCAAGACGTACTTCAAGAACACCCACGGCGGGTACCGGTACGCGGTCGGGGTGAACGGCACGGTCACCGGGATGCACGCCCACGTCATCGCGATAGACGACCCCCTCGACCCGCTGAAGTCACGGTCGGACGCCGACCTGAAGACGGTGAACTACTGGATCGACCGGCAGCTCTCCAACCGGAAGGTGGACAAGAAGGTGTCGGTGATGATCCTGGTCATGCAACGCCTCCACCAGGACGACCCGACGACCCTCTTCCTCAAGAGGCGTAAAGTCCGTCACGTCTGCCTTCCTGCGGAGGACGGCCCGAACGTCCGGCCGTCGGAAGTCCGGGCGATGTACAAGTCCGGCCTCCTGGACGCCGACCGCCTGGACTCGGAAGTCCTCAAGGAGGAGAAGCAGAAGGGGGGGCAATACTACGCCTCGCAGTTCCTCCAGGACCCGGTCCCGGCGGAAGGCGAACGGTTCAAGGTCAACCGCCTGAAACACGGCAGCCCTCCGGACAAGTGGCAGAATCTTGTGAGGTCGTGGGACAAGGCCGGCACGGCGGCCGGGGGCGCTTTCACGGTCGGGACTCTTCTAGGACTCGATACGGACGGCCGGTTCTGGGTGTTGGACGTGACCAGGTTCCGGCACGACAGCTTCGAGCGGGAGCAACTCATCCGGAGGACGGCCGAACTGGACGGGTACAAGGTCCGCGTGGTCGTGGAACAAGAACCTGGGAGTGGCGGCAAGGAGAGCGCGGAGAACACGGCGACCAGGACGCTGAGAGGCTACCGGGTGACCATCATCAAGGTGGACAAGACGACGGGCGGCAAGGAGGAGCGGGCGGACCCCTGGAGCGTCCAGGTGAACGCCGGCAACGTCTACCTCCCGGAGCACCAGTGGGACGTGATTTCCAACTCCTGGAAGGACTGGGCGGAGAACTGGGTCGAGGAGCACAAGTATTTCCCGTTCGGGAGGTACAAGGACCAGGTGGACTCCGCCGCCCTCGCCTTCTCGGTGTGTGGCAAACGGAAAGTCCAGATAGGAGGCATCGGGTGTCTGACGCCTCTCGTCTAACCCGGTCGTGGTTGTGGTCAGTTGGTAAATTGGAAGCGCAACCGTGATTCGGACGCCTGGAAAAGCATGGCAGGAAGTCGAAACCGCAATTCGGTCAATTGGAAATCAAATCCGCCTAGAAGGATCGAGGAAAAGTGAGGTCGTGGGAGGTCGAAACGGCGTCAACACCCTGTACCGGATCTCCCACCTAGTCTCGTGCGTGGCTCCACGCCTGAGGAGGCGTGCGTGTACGCCTTAGGCCGTGTGCAGACCAGGTACGCTGGTCGTGTGGGTATGACAGGTGTAGCCTGACCGTGACTTTCGTCCGGAGCGCCCCCTCTCGGGGCAGGCGCATTTTTAGTCACCTGACCAGACCAACCTGACCACGCCGGTAAAAACCGGTCATTTCCGTCACTGCGGTACGCACCACTCACTTCCGCTAAAAACCGGCGAAACCAGACCTTTGGTCGAGCACCCGGCAGAAACCGGTCCCGACCGCGAATTACCGGTACCAGGACCTTGGGTCGGGCGCTCCGCAGGTTTCCACCTCAGGTCGACTGGTCAACGCCGACCTTTGGTCGAGCACCTGACCTCGACTGGTGACCTTGGGTCGAGCGCACCTTAGGTCGTGCGAGGCGTAGGTTTCGTGCGGCCGTTCGCCTGGCGTGGCCGGTTCGCGGTCGCACGTCCTTTCGACCGCTCGGCCGTAGGTGAAAAAGCCCTCGGACGCGCTTCCGTACGTCCGAGGGACGACCTAGCCCGGCGCGAGCGGCTCAGGCCGCCGCCGGCGCGATGTGGAACTTGAAGTACCCGTCCTTGTTGTTCGTCCGCTCCAGCCGTTCCATGTGCCGCCAGGCCTCGACTAGCGTGGCGAACCGGCCCGCCTCGTGCGTGAAGCACCGCGTCGCGTAGAGCACCCAGACCATGACCTTGTCTCCTGAGAGAGTGTGAGGTTGAGGGTGAGAGCGAGCGCCCCCCGTGGGGGGCGCTCCTCGTGCGTCTTAGCCGCCGAGCCCGACCAGCTTCGCGCCCGCGGCCGTCAGCCGCCACCCTGTGCTGCTGACCCCGTCGCCCCCCGCGAGCGTGACCCGCTCCACGTACCCCCGGCCCTTCATCGTGTTCAGGTGCGAGGGGGCCGTCTTGTCCAGCTTCGCGAAGCTCGCGTGCCCCTCGCCCAGGAGCGCCCGGGCCCCCGCGACGATGTCCTTCGTGCTCACCAGCGACCCCTTCTTGAACGCCTCGACCAGCACCTCGTGCATCGCGTGCGTGCGGCAGCTGACCCGCCCCCGCAGCGCGTCCGCCCCGACCTGGGCCTTCGTCGTCGTGACCTTGACCTCCGCGACCTCGACCTTCTGCGGCTCGGCCTGAACCGGCGCGGCCACCACCTTGGGGGTCTTCTTGCTCGCGACCGCCGCCTTCTTCGCGCTACCCATGACGAACTCCTGACCTGCGTCGGGGGCCCTCGCGTGCGAGCGAAGTGCCCGCTTGTGCTGTCTGCCCCCGACGCACATATGTAATGCAAGGGCCGCGCCAATCGCGGCCGCGCGGCCACGAAATTCCGCGAAGTCGCGAATTTCGCATTAGCTCGCGTCTGCGGGGCGCGGGGCGCAGACGAGTCTAGACACAGCGCACGCACAGAAACGCAGCAGATGCGAGCTAATCGCGTCTGTGAGCAAACGTAGTGTGTGGGGGCGCTGCGAGGGGGCGCAGCGAGTGCGTATAACGTAGTGCGACACTGCGCAGTTCACTGCGCATTTGTGCGCACGCAATTACGCGAAGCGATGTCATTGCGTAGTTCGTTGCGCACGCATGCGCACGCAGTTTCTCAGCACTGATGTCAGAGCGTGTTGTGTCTAGACAGCGCATGCACATGTTCGTAACGTCTAGAGACAGCGCATGTATGTGTACGCAGTGTAGCACGCTCGCACTGACGTGTGCCGGTCGTGCGAGCGCCGACTCGACCGGTCATTACTGCTTACGTTGCGCACGCAGACGTACGCGCTTAGTGTTGTTTGATTACGTCTGTACACGCACGCATTGTCTAGCGAGTGCTTGGCAGCGCTGTCGTTTGATCGCGTGCGTGTACGTGCGCAATATAAAGTGTGCGTGTCAACCAATGAAACGACGTGCGTGTGGCCGTCGAAGTGATCGCAAGTTCCAGCCAGGCTACCAAAATTTTGCCGGCCTTGCCGAATTCTCGCAGCCTACAAGCCGACACGCCAAAATTTTCCGGAGATTGGCCCGAAAAACCGGTCAAAACCACCCGAAAACAGGAAATTTGTGGAAATTTTCCTACCGGCGGAAATCCCGCCTCGTCCGCCGGCAAGGACCGGCCTTCGCCGGCCCCGCCAGACCGGCCTACCAGGTTGACCTCAAGGTCAACCTGGTGCTAGATTCGAGGCGTCACGCCTGCCCGAACCCGGGAGCCTGCCATGCCAGCGTTCGTGCGACCGAAGATCCCCGTCAACAAGAGTCCGTACGCCTCGGCCGCCGTGGGCGACGCCGGTTTCACCATCGGGGCCGAGGTCTCGAACGTCATCACCGTGGCCGTCCAGTTGAAGGACGGCGGCGGCAAGGACCTGGCCGTGCGGGGCCACGTCCGGTGGTTCCTGTCCGACGACGCCAACGGGGACTCGCTGGTGGCGACGGCCCCGGACGGCGGTGTCGCCGGCGGGACGGACGGCTGGACGTCCCAGACGGTCACCGGGAAGCGGGGGGAGTCCGTGTCCGAGGCCGACGGGGACATCGACATCGCCGTCACCCACGCGGCCGGGGCCAAGACGGTCTACCTGGTCGTCATGCTCCCGGACGGGTCGTTGAAGGCGTCCGGGGCCCTCGCGTTCACCTGACCAATGGTGAGGCCAGGCCCCGCCGAAAGGCGACCTCCCGGGCCGGCGGGCGGATTCCGTTCGGACGGGGACGGGGTCCGGCCTCCGGGGTGGCCGGAAAGGCCCGGGGCCGCGAGGGGGCGGACAGGTGGCCACGGGCTTGTTTCGTCCAGGTCGCCCTTCCCACGGAGGAGGGCCACGTGGACACGAGGTACGTCGTCTGGCACCGGTCCAGGGGGTACGGGGGCCCCGACCGGTGGTCGCCTGTCGTCAGCTACAACAACCGGCCCCTCCTGTTCAGGACGGAGGAGGAGGCCGAGGCGTACACCGACCAGGCCCTCGACCGAAGGTACTACGACTTCGCGACGACCCGGGTCGTCCTCGTCCCCCCGCCGGAATGACCTGCCGCGGCCTACCACCATGACCATCGAAATCCCCCTGGACTGGTGGACGGCCCTGTACGCCTACCTGGGCGTCGCGGCCGCCTACACCCTCTACTGGACGGCCGCGTCGTCCGACCTGATCCCGGTCCCGGCCGGCCTGGCCTTCTTCGGGGTCACGTCCGTGTTCTGGCCGCCGGCCGTGGCCTACCAATGGTACCACCTGGCGTTCAAGGGGCCGTGGACGGAGACGCCGTGGGTCGACCCGCCGGGCCGTCGCAGGTAGTCCGTCCAGTCCTAACCGAGTCCGAGAATCCCGACCACCGGAGGACCGTCCTGTGCCTACCGACATTCCGGAAGACGACCGCGTCCAGGCCTCCAGGTACCAGGAGATGATCGACCGGGTCAAGGCCCTGGTGGACACCCGGTACTCGGGGGACTGGAAGGCGGCCTTCGCGGCCTACGCCGGCCAGGAGGACAAGTTGACCGAGGACGGCGTCAAGTCCCTCCTCAAGGACGCGGGGGTCGGGACGTTCGTCACGAGGGGCGTGTACGCCAAGGCCGTGGTGGACGCCCTCGACCAGGACAAGGACGGGGCGGTCTCGGTCGAGGAACTGGAGGCCGAGTTCTCCAAGGCCGGGAAGTAACGCCCGGGAGGAGTCCCGGGACTCCTCCCGCACTCGCCTTTTTCCCGTTTTCCCGGCGGACGACACCAGGACGACAGACGGAGGCCGGCGTGTGTTCCTTCCAATCTTCGCGGCCGACACGCTCGAAACCGTCGGGGTCGGCGGGGCCATCGCGACCCTGTTCACCGGGGTCGGGGTGGCCGCCACCTGGCTGTACAACAAGTGGTGGGCCTACCGCGAGAAGAAGCGGGCCGAGACGGTCGAGGACCGGGACGTCCGGCTGAAGGCCGAGGAGAGGCGGGAGGCGGCCAAGCTGGCCGCGGAGGAGAGGAAGGAGGCCTCGGCCTACGCCGCCATCAAGGAGAGCCTGGACCGGGTCGAGAAGGAGCGGGAGCGGGAGCGGGCCGAGTGGGCCAAGATCCGGGAGGAGGACCGGAAGGAGGTCCACGCCGTCCGTGACCAGGCGGCCGACGCGACCTACCGGGGCCGGCTCCAGGAGGCCCGGACGACCGCCCTGGCCGCCAGGCTCCAGCGGGCCATCAACCACATAAAGTACCTGGAGTCGGTCCTGTCCCAGAAGAAGGTCGTCGTCGTCCCGTTCGCCGACGACCTGGGCCTGGACACCGACCACCATCTGGCCCTGCCTCCGGACCCCCAACCCCCCTCGCCTGCGCGGGAGGCCGACTGATGGACGACCCCTACACCCTCGTCCCGCGGATCCTCGCCAACCAGGGATGGACGCACCGGGTCCTGTACGGCCTGATGGTCGTCTCCTGCCTGAAGCTGACCCTCATGGCCCTGGTCTGCTGGATCGTCTACCGGGCGACCAGGAGGCAGGACGCGGCCACCGCGGCCCTCCTCAAGGCCGCGGCCGAGACGAAGGCCCTCAACCGGACGGCCCAGGCCCAGAACGACAAGTTGGAAGTCCTCCTCCGCGTCGTCCAGGCCGAGGGGGCCGTGACCGACGCCCAGAAGGCCCGGGCCGAGCGGGCCCAGGAGAAGACCGAGGCCGTCCTGGTCGAACTCCAGCACGCCGTCCCCAAGGTGGCCGAGGCCGTCCAGCAGGTCCTGACCGCCATGCCGGCCGCCGGGTCGCAGACCACGCCCGGCGAGGGGACCATCCGGACGCTCGGGGACAGCCAACCGGTCCCGGTCGTCGTGGTCAACCGGCCGTCCGACCCGGTCCCGGTGGCCCAGGCGGCGGACGAAGGTAAGCCGACCAAATAACCAACGTGTAGACTGGAGGGCCTGACACATGGCCAGCGGGGCGTACCAGTACGGGATCATGAAAGTCCTGGACGGAACCATCGACCTGGACACGACGGCCCTGAAGTGGTTCCTGGCGGCCTCCTCCTACACCTACAACCCCGACCACGACGGAGTGGACGACCTGACCGAGATCACCGCCACCAACTACACCGGCGGGTTCAACGGGTCGGGCCGGAAGTCGGCGTCGGTGGCCCTGGCCGTGGACAACACGAACAACAAGGTCATCGTCACCTTCACCGACCCGGCCACCTGGACGGCCCTCGGCGGGGCCACGAACGCGACCATCGGCGCGATCGTCCTCATCCGGGAGATCACGAACGACGCCGGGTCGATCCCCATCGTCTACCTGGACTTCACGGACGTCACGACCAACGGCGGCGACTTCAGCGTGGACATGGCCAACGCCGGGGCCAACGGGGGCAACCTGCAGTTCGCCGTCTGACCGGCGGAATTTCGCTCTACAATCGCGTCCAACCGGGGTAAAACGTCATGCCCGAGAAAACACCCGCCCACGAGTCCGGGAAGAAGGAAGGGGCGAAGACCGAGGTCGCCTCCCGCCGGCCCCGAAAGACGGCCCAGGACGACATCGTCCGGAACTGCCGGCGGATGACGGCCGAGCAGGTGAAGAAGGAAGGCCAGGACGTCGCCAGGATGACGCTGGAGGAGGTCGAGGCCGAACTGGAGGCCCTCGACCGGGAACGCCTGGAGGCGAAGGCCCGGGCGCAGGTCCTCCAGGGGCACCGGGAAAACCTCCTCCGGCAGGAGGCCCTCGTCCATCGGCTGGCCGGGATGAAGGAGAAGGACCTGCAGGCGATGGGGGTCGAGGACGCGGGACTCCTGGCCAAGGTCCAGGCCGTCCGGGCGGCGAGGCAGGCCGCCAAGGCCGGGCCGGACCAGAAGGCCGAGGTCAAGCCGGTCGTCGTGGGGGTGAAGGCCAGGAAGGAGTGACCGTCGTGAGCCCGGACGCCTCGCAACTGTTCACGACCGTGATCCAGGACGGGTACGTCTTCCGGGTTTTCGGCGGCCGGCCCAGGAGCCCGAAGTGGGCGAAGGTCCGGGCCGAGGCGATCAAGAGACACCCGCTGTGCTCGGCCTGCGGGTCGGTCAAGGGCCTGGAAGTCCACCACGTCGAGCCGTACCATCTGGCCCCCGGGTTGGAGCTGGACCCGGACAACCTGATCGTCCTGTGTGACGAGACCAGTAACAGGTGTCACTTCACGTTCGGCCACCTGTGGGACTGGTGCAAGAGCAACGCCGGCGTGAGGATCGACGCCAGGAACTTCCTGGCCAAGGCCCAGATGACCAAGGCCGTTGACCCGCACCCGCCTCAGGAGGACTCCGATGCCGTTGACCGGAACGCAACTGACCCAGCTTAAGGCGGCCGTCGTCGCGGACGCGGTCCTGAACGCCCTCCCGCAGACGGCCGACTCGAACCTGTTCATCGCCGCGGCGTTCAACCTGACCGCCGTCCCGGACTACTGGGTCTGGCGGTCGTCGGTGACCAGGTCGGAGGTGTACCATCAGACCGGGCTCGGCACGGACGGCGTCACCCAGTCGGTCTGGGACTGGGCCACCTTCAAGGCCCAGACGGTCCCGGAGCAGAATTCCTGGACGCAGATGTTCATGGGCGACACGGCCCCGGTCGGCAAACTGAACCTGCGGGACGGGATCTTCAACATTTTTAACGGCGGCGTCGGGACGGCCAGCGGGAAGCAACGGGTCCACATCCTGAACGTGTCGCGGCGGAAGGCGACACGGGCCGAGAAGTTGTTCGCCGTGGTCGTGGTCGCCACAGGCGGGATCCTGCCGACGGTGGACACCGGGAACACCATCGCCCAGGCCCGCGGGTCGGCACTCAACCCGGACAACCTCGGGTTCGAGGGGGCCGTGACCGCGGCCGACGTGGACGCCGCCCGCAACCTGCCGTGAGGTGACTGGTGAAGACCCCAACGCCGGCCGAACTCAAGGCCGAGGTCGAGTCCGGGCCGCTGTCGGCCGCCCTGCTGCCGTTCTGGTCGGACGTGTTCCAGTCCGAGGACGAGCCGGCCGAGGACGACGAGGCCGGTCACGCCCGCTGGGACCGGATCAAGTCCAGGTTCGGGACGCTGACCTCGGACGGGGCCGCCGGGTGCCTGGGCGTACTCCGCGACCCGGCCAGACGGACCAGGACGGTGGCGGTGGGCCTGCCGGTGTTCACCAACTTCCTGATGGCCCGCGGGCTGCTGAAGGCGCTCATCGACGGGCAGGGTCATGCCGACCCGCAGGTGGCGTCGGTGTGCTGGGGCGTCGTCCTACTCATCCAGGGTGCGTCCGATCGGGCCGTAGACCCGTCGGACCCGGCGACGGCCGGGATGGTGAACGCCCTCGTCGCCGGCGGGGTGTTTACCAGGGCCGACGCCGACGCCTTCGCCGCGTTCTGCACCAGGCCGGCGTCAAGGCTGGACGAACTCGGGTGGACGGTGACCGTCGAGGACTTCCGGGCCGCCAAGGCCGCCTGACCTTGACCGAGGTGGCCAGTGGCCAGTATCAAGACGGAATACGGGACGGCGGTAACCGGCTCTGGGGGAATCACGTCCCTCGGGTCTTCGTCCACCTGGACGGCCGGGTACGAGTGGTTCATCGTGGACAACACGACGGACAAGAGCCTGGATCGGGAGATCCAGGGTAACGTGACGGTCGGCACGTCCCCGACGGCTGCTACGGAAATCCGGATTTATGCCGTCGCTAGTTACGACGGCTCGACCTGGCCGGACGTGTTCGACGGGACGGCCTCGGCCGAGACGGTCACGAGTGAAGGCGTCCGGGACGGGTTCGCCAAGTTGGCCGCCGTGATGCGGGTGGACGCCACGACCAGCAACCGCGTCTACCCGTTCTTCTTCAGCCTGGCCCAGGTGTTCGGCGGGGTCGTCCCGAAAAAGGTCGCGATCTTCGTCGCCCACAACACCGGCGTCAACCTGAACGCGACCGGCGGCAACCACACCTACGCCGACCAACCGGTCTACGCGACCAGTGCGTGAGAAGGAGTCGCCGTGATCGGTCAGCAGATCGACCTCGCGAATCCGCTGACCGACCATCCGTTGAACCGTGGACTGGTGGCCGCTTGGTGCCCGGTGCAAGGACAGGGCACCGGAGTCACCATCTTCGACCTGGTCGGCCGGAAAGGGAAGCAGCTTTCCCGGGCGAACGGGCCGACGCTGACCGCCACGCCCGGCGGGCTGGCGGCGGCGGTCTACGACCGCGGGAGTAGTCAGCGGGCCGACCTGTCCGGTTTTTCGATGCCGACGGCGGCCGGGACGGTGGTCGTCGAGTTCCGGCCGGACGAGGACGCGACGAGCGCGGTCAACGGTGGTCAGATTTTTGGATTCCGGAACAGTTCGCCGCTGCAACTGTTCGACATCTCGGTCAGTACCAGTACCGTCGCGTACTGGTATGTGGGCTGGTACAATAATTCGACCGACACCCGGGTCGGAGGCGCGAGCGGGAGCCCGGTTCCCTACGGCCTGACCACGGGGAAGTGGACGACCGTCTCGGTCTCGTGGAACGGAAGTGCCACCAGTCTCTGTCTAGGCGGGAGGTTCGTTGACGGGCTGATCGCCGCACCTCAGGTGTGGGACACGTCGGGGGTTATCGGCCGGGTCGCCTACAACGACTACCCCGGCCAGAACCAATACTGGTCGATCACCGTCGGCGGCATCAGGGTCTTCGACCGGGCTTTGCAGTTTGACGAAATCTCGTTCCTGAATGACAGCTTCTTCCGCGGGCACCCGGACCTCATTAGGAGGTGGTCGAGAAAGACGTGGTTGTTCGGGGCCACGACCGGAGGCAGTCCTCAGACCGCGACTCCTTCCGTTGCCTCCGTCGGCGTTACGGGCGTCAACCCGGCCACGATTCAAGGCGGGGTCACCGCTACCCCGTCCGTCGGTCTGGTCACGGTCACCGGGGTTAATCCGGTTACAGTCCAGGGAGGTGTCACCGCGACGGCCGGGGTCGGGTCGGTCACAGTGTCCGGCGTTGACCCGGCCCGGGTCAAATCCCCGACACTGACCTCGGTCACGATCAACTCGGCCGGGACGCAGGTCTCGTTCACCTTCGACGAGGCGGTGACCGGGACGAGCGGGTTCGGCCAACTGTCCAGCCAGATCGGGGCGAGTGCGGCGTCCTTGTCGTACTCGTCCGGCAGCGGGACGAGTACGCTGGTGTACAACCTGTCCCGGCCGTCCACCGGGACGCCGAAGGTCTACTCGGCGGACGTTTACCGGGCCAGTTACACCCCCGGGACCGTCGAGTCGGTCGCGTCCGGGTACGACGTGGCCGCGATCTCCAACTTTACCGTCACCAACAATAGCACCCAGGGTGCCCCCGGGATCGACGTTTCGAGCGGCGTGGTGGACGTGTCGGCGACCGGCATCCTGATGACGCCGACGACCGAGATTGCGACGACCGGGCTGTCCACGACGTCCGCCTGGACGATTGTCACCGACCACGGGAGTTTCTCGCCCGACTCTGTGGTCAGGTCAGGCCTGCTGTCGGTCGCGTTCGACTGGTACGACTCGTCCAAGTGGGTCCTGTCGGGCGAGACGGTCAATTTGCAGTACACCCCAGGTTCCGTCAGGAACGTCTGGGGCACCACGATGGGCTCGCAGAACGTTGGGATGGACAATCCCAGCAATCTGACCAGGGCCGACGTGGCGAGTGCGACGGTGAACGCGGCCGGCGACACGCTGACCGTCCAGTGGAACCTGCCCGGCGGGTCTACGTCCGGGGTCGAGGGGTCCGGGTCCGGGTTTTCGCTGAACTCGTCCGGGGCCGGGGTCAGCATCAGCTACTCGTCCGGCAGCGGGACGAACATCTGGGAGTTTTCGGTCAGCGGTGGACCGGTTGCGTTCGGCGACGTCCTGACGCTCGACTACTCCGGCGGGGACGCGACGCTCCACGTGACGGAGCTGTCCGGCGCTCCGATCGACGTCCTGGTCCCGGTCCTGGACTTCAGCGGGTTCTCGGCCACAAACGACGTCCCGCCTCCGAGCCAGACCGGGACGCCGACGGTCGCGACCGTCTCGGTCTCCGGGGTGAACCCGGCCACGATTCAAGGCGGGGTCGTCGGCGCACCGTCCGTCGGACTGGTCACGGTCACCGGGGTGAACCCGTCGTCCGGGTCTGGGACGGTGGCGGTCGCGGGGATAGGGTCGGTCGCCATAACCGGAGTCGATCCGGTTACCATCCAAGGAGGGATTACTTCCGTCCCGTCGGTCGGCTTAGTCAGCGTGACCGGAGTCAACCCCGCGACGCTGCAAGGCGGTATCACGGTGACTCCAGGCACCGGCCTGGTCCAGGTTGCCGGCGTCAACCCGGTCACGATCCAAGGGGGTGTTGTCTCCACCCCCGGGTTGGCCACCGTGGTGGTGTCCGGGATCGACCCGTTGGCCTCCGTGACCGGGTATTCGACGCCTGGGACGGCGGTGGTGGCGGTTTCGGGCGTCAACCCGGCGACGGCGGGGACTTTCACGACCGCGTCGGGCGTAGCCTTGGTCACAGTCTCCGGGGTGAACCCGGCCACGATTCAAGGCGGGGTCGTCGGCGCACCGTCCGTCGGACTGGTCACGGTCACCGGGGTTAATCCGGTTACCTTGCAGGGGCCGGTTACGGCCGTCCCAGGCCTCGGTAGCGTGTCCGTGCTGGGGGTTAATCCTGCTACCGTCCAGGGGCCGGTATTTTCCACGCCAGGAACCGGTCTGGTAACGGTTTCGGGGGTCAACCCGACGGCAGGTGTCGGTGCGGCGGTAGGCACCCCCTCCGTCGCCGTCGTGACCGTTTCGGGGGCGAACCCGGCCACCGTCCAGGGGGGTGTTACCGTCACGCCGGGAACGTGCCTCGTCGTCGCGGCGGGGGTAAACCCGGCCGCGAACGTCACCTACGTGGCGGTCCCCGGGTCGGCAGGCGTCGGCGTCTCGGCCTCCGCTCCGACCTGGACGACTGGAGGTGCCATGGCGGTCCCCGGAGTCGGGGTCGTGACGGTGTTGTCGGTCAACGTGGCCGCGTCAGGCGGGTTCGGGTACAGCGGCGGGCCGGTCTCGGTGTCGTTCTCCTTCGTCCCGGCCGTCCAGGCGTCGCTCTCCATCGTCCCGGGAACCTCCTCGCTGGTGTGAGGTGTTGGCATGCCCGCGAAAGGGTTGATTTACATCAACTGTGACCATAGAATCCGGTACTTGAAGGCCAAGGACGAGGAAGGCGCACCGTTGAACAACGGGACGTGCAACTTCACGCTGACGGCACAGGACGGGGGGACGGTGGTCACCTCCGGGACCGTCCCCTACATCACCGGGTCGGCCGGGAACTACAAGCAGACCATCGACCGGACCGTAACGGCAACACTGGTCGAGAACGCCTTTTACTTCCTGAGGGTCGTCTTCTCCTGCAACGGCTGGGACGACGACCAGACTATCGAACTGAAGGCGGTGAGGCGATGAGTGGCCGGGCCCCCAGGATGACCGCCAACCAGGCCCGCGGCCGGCTGGAGTTGATCGCCAACCAGGAGGGGCGGGCGGATTACATCTGCAACCTGCTCCTGTCCAGGTCGTCGGCGCTGCTCGGCGGCCAACTCGACCAGGCGAAGCGGAACATCGAGAAGGAGTGCGGGTACCCCGAGACCGAGCCGACCATCGAGTTGTACCGGCACATGTACGAACGGATCGGGGTGGCCACGCGGGTCGTCCAGGTCTACCCGGAGGAGTCGTGGTCGATCCAACCAGAAGTTTACGAAACGGAGGAGCCGAAGCGGACCAGGTTCGAGCGGGTGTGGGACGAGTTCGTGTTCAACCACGACCCGTTCCACTACCTGCACCGGTTCGACGAGGCCGCCGGGATCGGCCGGTGCGGGGCCATGCTGATGGTCCACGACGACGGCAAGCCGCTCAACCAGTCAATCGAGGGGTTGAGCGAGGAGGGCATCTGGGACGGCAAGCAGCCGGAGAAGCCGCGAGAGTTCCTGTACATGCGGCCGTTCTCGGAGGACCAGTTCACCGTCACGAGGGTCAACACCAACCAGAGGAGCCGGAGGTACGGGCAGCCGTCCGAGTACACGTTCCGGGTGGCCGGGCCGGACGACGGGACTGACTTCGTCCTGGACAGTAAGTCCGAGGCCGACGAGTTGAAGGTCCACTGGACGCGGGTCCTGCACCTGGCCGACAACTGCAAGTCCAGCGACGTGTTCGGCACCCCCCGGTTGCGGCCGGTGTTGAACGACATCCTGGGCATCCGGAAGGTCAGCTACTCGGCCCCGGAAATGTTCTACAAGGGGGCGTTCCCGGGCATCAGCTTCGAGGCGTTCCCGGAGATCGCGGCCACGGGGGAGTTGAACACCGACTCGCTCAAGGCGGAGATCGAGGCGTACTCCCTCGGCCTTCAGAGGTACATGCGGCTGGTCGGAATGACGGCCAAGAGCCTGGCCCCCCAGGTCGCCGACCCGACGGCCCACGTCCTGTCCTTGCTCCAACTCATCTGCGCGGCCATTAAGGTGCCGTTGCGGGTATTCATGGGCACGGAGGCCGGGTACCTGGCCAGCCAGATGGACCAGATCACCTGGAACAGGCGGCTGAAGGGCCGGCAGGACAGGTTCGTGTTCCCGCGGGTCATCCGGCCGTTCGTCAAGCGACTCCAGTGGTTCGGGGTGATCCCGGACGTCCCGAGGTTCATCTGCTACTGGCCGGACCTGAACAACCTGACCGACACGGACAAGGCGAAGGTCTCGCTCCAGAAGGCCCAGGCGTTGCTCCAGTACGTCACCAGCGGGTCCTACGCGGTCATGCGGCCGAAGACCTTCCTGGTTCACGTCCTGAACTTCTCCATCGCGGAGGCGGAAGCCATCGTGGAGGGGTCGGGCGGCGAGGACGCCATCGTCGCCGCGTTGAAGGAGAAGGCGGACCAGCCGGTCGCCATCGCCAAGATGCGGGCCGACACCAAGCCTGGTTCGAGGACCGGTGCCCTGGGCCGAAGGAATGGTCTGGGTAAGGCGAAGTGAGGACTCCTAACCCTAACCAAGAAGGAGATCGGATGCGTCACGCCCTCCCAGCGTTGTTCCTGCTCCTCGTCGGGGGCGTCTCGGCCGGGATCCAACCTGCCGCGACCGACAAGTCGGCTGTCAGATGGCCGGAGGTGGCCGTCCCGCAGCCGATGCCGGTCCCGGTGTTGCCGGTCAACACCCTCCCGGCCGACCAGTTGTACTACGTCGCCTCGGACGAAGACCTGGTCGTGTTGGACAGTCCGGAAGGGAAGGTCAAGATCGTCCACAAGGCCGGGCCTCTCAGCATCGCCGGCAAGTTCGTGGACGGGAGCGGCCGGTTCGAGTTCCGCGACTTCAAGGAGAAGAACGTCTTCGTCGTCATGCCGGTCGAGAAAGGGTCGGTCGAGATCCTGGTCGTCAGCAAGAAGGACTTCTCCGTCCAGCGCAAAAGGCTGGAGGTCATGGGAGGCAATCCGTCCCCGCCTGACCCTCCGGTCCCGCCGCCGGACGTCCTGACCCAGTTCCAGAAGGACCTGCAGGTCGCCTACGACAAGGAGACGGACAAGGCCAACCTGGTCGCCGGCCTGACCAAATTCTACGAAAAGTCCCTGGCGTCGGTGGACGGGACGGACACGTGGGTCGGCCTGTTCACGTCCATGACCAGGCACGCCCAGGACTTGGGGACCGGTGGTAAGTATCCGAAGGTGCAGGCGACCATCGGGGCCGAACTGTCCAAGACCTTCCCGACCGGCCAGATCAGCCCGACCCTCGCCCTGACGGCGGCCGAGAAGGTGAAGGTCAAGGCGACCTTCAAGACGGTGATGGAAGCCTTGTCCAAGTTGAAGTAAAAGCGCCAAACGGAGGTTCGAGATGGACGACTTCACCGCGGTCGGCGGCAGGAAGGTGGTCAACTTCGGGGCCGACCCGAACGACCCGGCCGCCGTCGCCTGGAACTTCGGCATCGTCCCGAAGACGGCCGACGTGGACCAGATGATCCAGGCCAAGCCGACGTTCCACCAGCGGTTTCCCAAGATGCAGGGGAAGTGGGACGGCAAGACGAGCGTCAACCACTGGAAGGCGGTCGAGAAGGTGTTGGGGGCCAAGGCCGAGGACCTGATCCAGTACCAGCCTCGCGGGACCTGTGGTGGCCGGTCCGGCTCGGCCACCTGCGACCTCGTCCAGTGCATCCTGATCGCTGCCGGGAAGCGGGTCGAGTTCAAGCGGGTCAGCCACGCCGGCCTCTACTACCACGCCCGGAAGTTGTACAACATGCTGAACGGGTCGTGGACGAACGACAACAACGACGGCGTGGCCTCCGGGTCGATCCCCGAGGCGATGGCCAAGATGGGCCTGGTCCACCGGGAGGAGGTCGGCGACACCAGGTACTACGGCGAGGGTTCGGACGATCTGGCCTGCAAGCTGGGGGCCGGGCAGATGACCGACCTGGCCAGGAAAATCGACGACCTGGCCAAGGACAACATCGTCACCGAGTGGACCCCGGTGACCTCCGCCGCCGAGGCCGCCGACGCCATCGCTTCCGGAGGAATCATCGTCGGCTCCGACTCCCGCGGGTTTACCATGTCCCGGGACGCGGAAGGGTGCTGCTCGCCTCGCGGGACGTGGCACCACTACCATGTCCGGTGCGGTGTCGAGGTCCTGCCTTCCGGCCGGAAGGTGTTCGCCTACTACCAGTCCTGGGGCCGGACGACCCCCTCCGGCCCTCGCCTGCCCGGTTACCCGGGCAACGTGTTCGGTGTGGACTGGAACGTCCAAGACCAGACCATCCGGAGTGGGGAGTACGCCGCCGTGTTCGGCTTCCCGCCTTTCGAGATCGAGGAGGACAAGATCAACGTGACCTGGAACTTCTGACGACACCTTTCGCCCGGAGGACTCCTGTGCTTCGCGTTCTAACGGCGGTCACACCGCTCCTGTTCGTCTTTCTCGCGACGCCTGCGATTTGCGTCGCCCAGGACGTGAAGGTGGACTGGAATTTCGAGAAGCGTCTGTCCGACCTGGAGACCAAGGTGGACGCCTTGGAGAAGAAGGTCAACTCCCTGACCTACGCCCCGGACCGGCTGGTCTGGCCAACCCCCCAACCGGCCACGGTGGTGCCGGCCAACCCTTTCGCGTCCAGCCCGGGGTATACGGTGTGCGACTCGGCGGGGTGCCGCACCATCCCGGGCACGACTGTCCTGCCTGCGGCCGGAGTCAGTACCGTATCCTCGGGTTCAACGGGGACGGTACGCACTCTCACCGGTGCTCCTCCTGCGGGACTGTCTGGAGGCATTAACGCCGGCGGCGGGTGTGTCGGCGGTAACTGCCAGACCGCCGGATACCAGGCCAGGTCAGGCCCGGTCCGGAGGTGGCTGAACGGTCGGTAGTAAGGCCATGAAGTTCGCCCACTAACCTCAGAGGTGCCGGATGAGCAACGATTCGAGGTTCCGGGGAGGTGGTCTGGCCTCCGACGGTGGCGGGAAGGTCGGTCTGAGGCCGATCACCAAGCAGTCCGAAGACGCGGGCGACACGGAGGTCGAGTCGCGGGCCTCGCAACTGGCGACCGGGCCGGTCCGCGACCGGATCAAGTACAACTTCATCCGCAACCGGGTGGCCGAGGGCCTGGTCCAGTCCCACGGCTACTCGTGGGAGGCGGCCCGCGACCTGGCGGACACGGTGACCGAGACCGAGATCGACGCCTTGGCCAAGAAGAAAAGGCTCAAGATGGCCGGGCTCGGGGACGGGTCCTTCCTGCAATGGCTGCGGGACAACAAGGACCAGATCCTTCAGGTCGTCCTGGCGATCATCTCCATCCTGGCCATGTTCGCCGGTCCGGTCATGGCCCAGGTTTCCCTGGTGGAGGACGAGGAGCCGGTCGAGACCGAAGTCTCGACCGAGGGGCCGCCGGTCGAGGAAGCACCCGCGCCCGAAGAACCGGCCCAGGAGGACGCCCGGCCTCAACTGGCCAAGGGTCGGAAGAAGCGCACCGAGGATTGACGTGACGCGACCCGCCTGGTTCAGCGTGGGCGACCTGGTAAAAGAGTCGGTTCGGGAAAACCGACTCTTCCCAGGCGGGTCGTTTTTACAGAGCCTTCCCAGCCGAGGACAAAGCATGTTGGGTCTTGCCTCACTACTCCCGAAGTTCCAGGCCGCGTGGGCGATCATCACCGACAAGGCCCCGGACGCCCTCGACAAGGCGGCCGACTTCCTGCACAAGCTGGAAGAAGGCGTCCGGGAGGGGGCCGAGTGGCTCCGGAATCTGGGTAACGGCACCTTCCAGGCCGGCCCGGAGGACGCGAAGGCGGCCGCGGCCTTCGAGTCCCTCCGGGACGAGGTCCGGGCGTTCGCCGCCAAGCCGGCGCGGGAACTCGCCAAGCAAGGCGGGGACGACGCCATGCCGGCCGCCCTCCAGAAGGCCCTCGCGGCCTGCCTGGCGTCGTGCATGGACGAAGTCCACGACCGGGTCGAGTCGGTCTCGGAGGGCGAGGAGGCTGATTGACAAACCGGGTGTGGGGGCCGGTCCGGTGCCGGTTCCGGGCCTGCTTCTCCGGCGCGGCAGGCAAAGCCGGCCCCCACGACCGCTCACGCGAGGGAACAATGGTCCTACAACGGGTCGTGTTCAACACGGCCGGACAGAGGCCGAGGCGGGAAACGTTGGAAGGGCGGCCTCACCTGGTGGCCCCGGCCGTGATGCTGATCGAAGGCGTCATCGAGGGGTCAGGCGGCCCGGTCATGTACCCGGACGAGGAGCTCGGCCGGAACCCGCACGCCTGGAACGGCCAGCCGATCGTCCTGTACCATCCGGAGGAGGGAGGGGTCTTCGTGTCGGCCAAGCGGCCGACCTTTTTCGACACCAGGAAGATTGGCACCGTGTTCAACACGGAACACCAGGACAGGAAGCTCAAGCCGGAACTCTGGTTCGACGAGGACCGGACGCGGGAACTGGACGAGCGGGTGTACTCCGCCGTCCTGAACGGCCAGCCGATGGAACTGTCCACCGGGCTCGACGCCGACCTTGATCCGACCCCCGGCGAGTTCAACGGCAAGAAATACGTCGGCACCGTCCGGAACTTCCGGCCCGATCACCTGGCCATGCTCCCGGACAAGGTCGGGGCGTGTTCCGTCGCGATGGGGGCCGGGCTGTACGCGAACGCGGTCAAGGAACCGGAGTCCACCCAACTCCTCCTTGACCGCTCCGTCCGGACGGCGTTGAAGGCCGTCGGGGTCGAACTGGTCGCCAACGAGTTGTCGTTCGGCCAGGTAATCCGGACACTGTCCGACCTGGTGTCGTCGAGGTACGGGACCAAGGGCAAGTACTGGAACGGGTACGTCTCGGAGGTTTACCAGGACTACGCGATCTTCGTGGACGAGAAAGGCGACCACTACCGGATTGACTACTCCGCGGCCGACGAGGTGAAGCTCGTCGGGTCGGCGGTCCAGGTCGTGCGTACCGTCGAGTACAAGGCCGTGTCGAACAGCACGACCGAAAAGGTTTCTCCGGTCATTACCAACGAGGTCCAGAAGATGTTCGACAAAAAGGTCCACATCGACGCCCTCATCGCCAACGGACAGATCGAGGAGAGTCAGCGGGCTGCGTTCGAGGCCCTGCCGGACGCCACGCTCCAGGCCATGAAGGTCGTCCAGAAGACGGTGCTGGCTAACACGGCCACGGTCGTGCCTCAGCCCGCTCCTGTCCCGGTCGTCGCCCCGCCGGCCAACCTGACCGAGTGGCTGACCAAGACCCAGGCCCCGCCTGAGGTCGTGGCCGTCGTCAACCAGGGCCAGATGGCCCTGAACGCCCAGCGGACGCAGTACGTCAACCAGATCAAGGCGAGCCCGCAGAACAAGTTCACCGACGCGGCGCTTGCCGGGTTCGACCTGGTGACCCTGGCGGCCATGGCGGAACTGGCCCGCGGCCAGGTGGTGACGCCGGCCGAGGACCCCCGGTTCCTGAACGGGTTCGCGGCCAACGTCTTCGCCGGAGCCCCCGGCGGGTTCACGACCAACGCCTACGCCGAGCCCCCCGAGGACTTCCCGGACGTGCCGGAGATGACGTTCGACAACCCGCTGAAGTGACGCCGGACCGAGCGCCGCTACCAGAAATTACTAACCTTCCAGGAGACGGCTGATGCCGAACACGATTCTGCTCAAGGGCGACATGGGTTCCTTCTACGAGGAGGGACGGGCCGCCGCGTCGATCCTGCCCGGGATGGCGCTGGCGAAGAACACCAGCGGGTTGCTGATCCCGCACGGCACCGCGGTCGGGAACTGGAACCGGGGGGTGGCCATCGAGGACGCCCTGATCGGCAAGACCACGGTAGACGCCTACGCCTCCGGCGACCTGGTCCGGTATCACCAGGCCACGCCGGGCGAGGTCCTGTACATGCGCCTGGCCGCCTCCCAGACCATCGTCATCAACGACCAACTGGTCTCCAACGGCGACGGGTACTTGAAGAAGGTGGTCACGGCGACGTCCGACGACATCTTCGGGTTCGCCGAGGAGGCCGTGACCACGTCCGGTTCGACCGGGTGGGTCAAGATCAGGATCAAGTGACCAATCTTGATCGCCGTCCCGTCCCGCCAACAAGAAACTCACCAAACGCACCTGAGAGGGCAAAATGGCAGTCGAATTCATCTACAAGCAGCAGGGGTCGGGCGACGTGGCCGACCGGCTGTTGGCGTCCGGCATGGACACCGGAGTCCTCCGGCCGTTCGTGGACGGTCGGGGGCGGAACTGCGTCAAGGTCTTCAACCGGGCGATGGGGAAGGAGGAGGTGCAGTACACCAACGCCCCGGCGACCCTCCGGAAGGACCAGTGGATGCAGATGGACGAGGCCGTCCTCCGGGCCGCCCGGCCGATGCTCCGGGTGTGGGGGGACATCGTGGGGGCCGGGCTGACGTACAACATCCCGAACGGGATGAGTGTCACCGTCCTCCAGCACCAGACGATGACCGACGCCGGCAACGCCACGCTCAGCATGGACGGCCTCCGGCAGGCCGAACGCGACCGGCCGCAGTTCGACATCGGCAACCTGCCGCTACCAATCGTCCATGGTGACTTCCACTTCTCCTTGCGGGAGATCGCGGTCAGCCAGGGTCAGGGGATGCCGCTCGACACGACGATGGTCGAGCAAACGACCAGGAAGTGCGTGGAGCAGATCGAAAAGCTGACCCTCGGCACGACCAGTTCGTACACCTACGGCGGCGGGACGGTGTACGGGCTGACGAACTTCCCGGCCAGGCTGACGAAGACCCTGACCAACCCGACGGCGGTGGGCTGGACGCCGGAGACGCTGAACAACGAGGTCCTGGACATGATCCAGGCCGCCCAGGACGTGTACTTCAACGGGCCGTACATGGTCTGGTACAGCCCGGCCTGGACGAAATACCTGTACGCCGACTACTCGGCCGCCTACCCCGGCGTGACGACGATGGACCGGCTCCGGCGGAACGACGACGTTCGGATCTGGCGGAAGGCCGACTACCTGTCGGGCTACCGGATCCTCCTCGTCCAGATGACCTCGGACGTGATCCAAGCCGTCACCGGCATGCGGCTCCGGACCCTCCAGTGGGACTCCCACGGCGGGATGCAGAAGAACTTCAAGGTCATGGGCATCATGGTCCCCCGCCTCCGGTCGAACAGCGACGGGAACACCGGGATCGTGGACGGCGTGGCCCCGTAACGTTCAACCAGACCAGGTCGCCCGCTTCCGGATTCCTCACGAAGGAGATCATATGCCTCGCTTCCGTTTACTCCCGAACGCGGCCCCCCACCAGGAGGGGGACGGCGAGACCTACCGCGCCGGGGACGAGTTCGACTCCGATAACGAGTTGGACGTCGCCTTCCCCGGCAAATTCGAGCGCCTGGAAGGTCGGACCAAGAAGGGCCGCGACCACGACGACTCGCTCGACCAGTCCGGCCGGGTCATGGACGACGCCGAACACCTGAAGGTCAAGAAGGCCGTCAAGACCCGCCTCCCGGACGTCCCGAAGGCCGGCAAGTCCAGCACGTCCAAACAGGGGGCGGCCGCCCGTGGGGAGGACGAGGACGAGTACCCGGAGGTGGACGACGCCGAGACGGAGGCCGAGGGAGAGGAGGACGAGGCGTCGCCGACGGAGGAAGACGAAGACCTCGGGGCGGACGTCACCGACCAGTTTCACGCGGCCCCGGACGCCGGCCTGTCGGTGTTCAAAGGCGAGAAGGGCTACCTCCTGGCCAAGGACGGCAAGAAGGTCGGAAAGCCGATCCCCGACAAGAAGTCCGTTGCCGCTGCCATCCGGAAGGCCAAGATCAAGAAGTGACCAGGATTCAGGCTTCTACCGGGGGACGCCGTGCCACGCACGACCGAGGTTCGGGTCAGGCGGATTCTCAAGGTCAAACCTAACGCCGTCGAGGAGGCGGCGCTCACGGAGGCCATCGAGACCGCCAACATCCTCGTCTCCAGGCTGTGCGTGGCGTCCGGCAAGTACGACGAGACGGTCGCGGCCGACGTCCTGATCCTGGAGCAGATCGAACGGTACCTGGCGGCGCACTTCTTCTGCGTCTTCAAGCCGCGGGTGACCTCGGAGAAGGCCGGGCAGGTGTCGGTCACCTACGCCATGAACCGGCAGCGGGACGACATCGGCCTCGGGATGACGAGTTACGGCCAGCAGGTCAAGGTGTTGGACGTGTCCGGGACGCTGAAGGCCGCGGACGCGGCGCAGTCGGCGGAGTCCGCCACCAGTATCACGTCCTTGGCGTCGGAGATTCCGTGATGGACATTCTGGAGGACATGCGGGTCCAGTGGGCGGTGTACTGGCCTCCTGGGCCGTTGAGCGACGAGGCGACCCGGACGTTCGGAGAGCCGGTCGAACTCCTGGTCCGGTGGGAGGAAGTGACCGAGATGTTTCTAGACCGGCAGGGGAACGAGCAGGTCAGCAAGTCCAAGGTGTATGTCGGGGAGGACTTGACCGAACTCGGCGTCCTGTGGCTATCCCCGGCCGTGGCGGACAACTCCGTCGGGTCCGGGTTGGCGGAACTGGTGAGCGAGTCCGACCCGTTCGCCAACCCGAAGGCCTACGAAATCCGGAGATTCGACCGGATCCCGACCCTGGACGGGGACGAATTCCTCCGGATCGCATACTTGTGAGGAGTCGAAGGCGTGATCCGGATTGACGGGGTGGGGAAGACCATCGAGGCCATGCGGCGGATCTACGACAAGGACGTGGACACCGCCGACGGGGCTTTGGGGCAGTGCGCCGACATGGTCCTGGTCAGATCGCAGACCTACGTCCCGGTCGATACCGCCAAGCTGAAGAAGTCCGGCCGGAAGGAGAAGGAATACCGGACAAAGACGCAGTTCCGGTATCGGGTCGTGTACGGCGGGCCTGGTGCCCCTTACGCCATGATCGTCCACGAGATGCCGGACGTGGTCCACGCTCCGCCGACGTGTTACAAGTACCTGGAGCGAGCGACCCGAGAACTCAAGGGCACCATGGCGGCCCTCATCAGGCGTCGCCTCCAGGCCAGCCTAGGCACCCCGACCGTTAAACTCAGCACAGGCGGGTTTACCTCGTGACGCACACGGCCGCGAAAGTCGTCCAGCAACTCCTGATCCAGGAGGGTGTCGGGGCCAACTCCGGGGACTGGCGGACGTTCGTCCATAACGTGACGGACGAAGGTGACCGGGTGTTGTTCGTCCGGGACGGCCCGAACCGGATGGACGGGATCAACCAACGGACCGGCGAGCCGTCCCAACACTACGGGGTCCAGGTCACCAGCCGGTCTCCGGTCGCCGAGACCGGGGCGCAGAAGTTGTTGGCCGTCACCAAGTTCCTGACGGAGCAGGCGACCAGGAAAACGGTCGCCGTCGATTCCAAGAACTACCTGGTGCATTCGGTCCAACTCGTGTCGTCCGTCCTCCCGCTGGGTCAGGAGGAGAAGAACCGGCGATTCCTCTTCTCGTCCAATTTCGCCGCCACCATCGAGGAGTTGTAGCATGCCGTTCACGGTGAAGAAGACGATCAGTCTGTCCATTGTCGGGGACACCGGGACGTACAAGAGGCAGGACGAGACGCTGGTGGACAACCGGCTATCGGCCAACCCTGAGGTCCCGGCCGCCAAGTCAGGCACCCTGACGACCAGGACGGACAACAGCACCGGCACGCTCACGATGGCCTCCGGTCACGGGATCGCGACCGGTAACAAGCTCGACATCTTCTGGACGACGACGACCGGGACCGGGTCCACGCTCAAGACGTTCAACTGGTCCAGGCTGAACATGACGGTCGGGACGGTCTCGGGCAACTCGGTCCCGGTCAGCGGCGGGACCGGCGACAACCTGCCGGTGGCCGCGTCGGAGTTGACCGCGATGGTGCCGGCCAAGGAGGACTTCTCGGCCGTCGGGAACAACGTGACGCACATCGTCCTGTCGGCCCCGGTTAACTCCGGGATCACGTTCTTCGCGGCCGACGGTACGACGGTCGTCGCGACCTTCCAGATGAAGAAAGACGCCGGCACCCCCAGCAACTGGACGTACTTCTGGGACAGCAACTACGGGACGAGTCCGATCGCCGGCGCGACCCTCGGCAAGGTCGGGTTCTCGCAGTCCAAGGTGGACGCGGTCGCAACCTTGTACGCCGCCGTGTTCTACAACTGACCCTGCCCGCCCTTCCCACGGATGATTCCGACCCCTTGACCGGAGAATCCATATGGCACTGTTGAGGAACGGGCACTCCACGACCATCTTGTTCGGCGTCCTGGACCCCGGGTTTCCACTGACCCTGGTGGAGAAAACGCTCACCCCGATCGGGTGGGACGGCGGCGGGATGATTGACATCACCAACATGCGAAACGTCCTGGTCAGGACCCGCATCTCCAAGTCCCTCGTCACGTTGACGGAAATGACCGTCAACGTCCAGTGGGACCCGGCGTCGTTCGTCCCGATGGTCGTCCCGATCCAGTTGAACCAGCCGATCACCATCGCATACCCGGACACGAGCACCATCCTGTTCTACGGTTGGCTAGACACGTTCAAGCCTCAGGAACACAAGGAGGGGGAGGAGCCGATCGCGGCGATGACCATTATTCCGTCCAACATCAACTCCCTCACCGGGGCGGAAGCCCTTCCGGTCTACACCCCGTAAACGCCGCCTTTCGCGTGTGACCGACTCCCGCGACGCGGGTGTGAAAACTCCCGAATCCGGTGGCGGGAGTCGAACTGTCCGCCGGCTATTCGATTTCGTGACGAAGGAGTAAGCGCCGTGACAGACGAGAGCGAAGTGGCCGAAACGACGGACGAGTCGGAAGGCCTGGTGTTCGACGACCTTCCGAAGGTCGTCCCGGTGACCATCAACCGGACGTCCGGGGTCGCGCAGTACGAACTCCGGGAGATGAACGGCGAGGGGCTGGCCAAGTGGATGCAAATCCTGGCCGGTCGGGCCAAGCGGGACAAGAAGGGCCGGCCGGACGTGGCCAGGTCCGACTTCACCAAGTTCATGTCCAGCCTGCTGGCCTTGTGCCTGTGGGACAAGCAGACCAACGCCCCGGTGTCGAAGGACGTCATCGACAAGTGGCCGTCGTCCATCCAGACCAGGTTGTTCGCCGAGGCCAGGAAGATGAACGGCCTGGACGACGAGGACGGCGACTCAAAAAACGGCTGAGCGGGACGGACAGGACATGGTTCGAGATCGCCCGGCGGACCGGAAAGTCCCCGGGCGAGGCCCGGCAGTCCGTGTCCGCCCGCGAGTTCTTCAAGTACCGGAAGCTGATCGACGAGGAGTGGAACGAGGAGACCAAACTCGACCATTACCTCGCCGCCATCGCCTGGGAAGTCCATTGCATCCCGTACCGGATATTCGGCGGCAAGCCGTCGGTAAAGTTCCGCGACTTCTTCATGAAGTTCAAGGTCCGAGAGGACGAGGTCGTCGGCCTGGAAGACGACCAGGAATTCCAGGAGATGACGGAGGACGAGATCGCCAGGATGAACGCCTCCAAGCAGGCGATGTTCCGGGCCCTCGGTCTCGGCCAGGACGGGAAGCCGGTTCCTGGCCGGCAGTACGCCACCAGGAAGCCGCCGGACATTCCGGCCAACGCCCCCAAGGCGACGGTGCCGGCCCCGGTGGAGCGTAACAACCAGCGGGTCCAGCCGCCGACACAACCGGAGTCGTGATGGACGTCGAACGGGTCGTGGTCAGGCTGCTGGGCGACGCGGCCCCCTACAACCGGGTGATGGCCGGGGTCGAGGCCCGCCTCATCAGCTTCGTCCAAAACGTCTCCGGGATTGGCGGGTTGTTGTCCGTCCCCTTCGTCGCGGCCGCCGGTGCGGTCACGGCGATGGGGACGGCGATGGCCGCGTCCGGGCTGATCGCCATCAAGCTGGCCGCCGACTACCAACGGATCCAGGTCGCCTTCGAGGTGATGACGGGCAGCGCCGAGCAGGCCAAGTCCACCATCGCGGACATTACGCAACTCGCCATCGAGACCCCCTTCAGGTCTACCGAACTCCTCGAAAACGCCAAGCAACTCAAGGCGTTCGGGGTCGCCACCGACCAGATACTGCCGACCCTCCGGGCCCTCGGCGACGTGTCGTCCGGGACCGGGAGTCAACTCGACCGGATCGTCCTGGCGTTCGGCCAGGTAAAGGTCGCCGGCCGGCTGATGGGTCCGGAGGCCCGGCAGTTCATCAACGCCGGCGTGCCGATTTACGAATACGTCGGCAAGGCGACGGGGAGGCCGACCTACGCCATCAAGAGGTTGATCGAGGAAGGGCAGGTGAGCTTCGCGGACGTCGTCCGCGCCTTCAACCTGATGACCCAGGAAGGTGGTCTGTTCTTCAACATGATGGACAGGCAGAGCCAGACGGTCCAAGGACGGTGGTCGGCATTCGCGGAAACGGTAGAACTCGGCCTCCGGAACATGGGCCTGGCGTTCTTCGAGGAGTTCGGACTGGCGGACATGCTGGAGAGCATGCGGGCCGGGTCGGTGAACTTCGGCCAAGGGGAAGGCGTCCGGAACTTCTTCCGGGACCTGAAGGACGGGTTCGACGTGGTCGTAGGCGTCTCCAGGATGTTCGGGTTTGCGGTCGGTGAGGGGGCCTCGGCCGTCCGGCAGTTCATCGAAGACCTGAGGTCGTGGGCGCGGGAGAACGAGGCGGTCGTGGCCGTCATTTCGATGATGATCCTGACCTACGCCACGTTCAAGGTCGCCATGTTCGGCCTGGGGATCGCGGTCACGGTCTTGTCCGCGGCGTTCGCCGTCCTGCGGGCGATCATGGCCGCGGCGGCCGTCGTTGGCGGCCTGACGGCCCTGGTCGGGATCGTGTCGGCCCTCCTGCCGCTCCTGATCGCGGCGGCCCCGGCGGTCGCGGCCTTCGTGGCGTCCTTGAGCGTCCTGTACGGCCCGGAGATGCAACAGGTCGAGTCCTTCTTCGGCCGGTTGTTCAGCGGGTTCGGCCAAGGTTTCATGGAAGGATTCGGCCGGCTCAAGGAGATGATGCCGGGGGTGATCGGCGGGATTCGGGACGCCATCGCGGCCGGGGACATCGAGGGGGCGTGGGCTATTGTCATGAAGGCTCTGGAGTACGCCTTCAAGGTCCTCCTGGTGTCGCTCCGGGCCGAGTGGAAGCGGTTCTCGTCCAACCTCCTGGACGACATCGGGGCCGACCTGCTGGCGGACATCGACAAGCGGATGAACGACATGCGGGCCTGGGTCAAGAGGAACTCGCCGTTCTGGAAGGAGTCGGACGAGGACATCAACAAGGGACGGGACGCGGCTAACCGGGCCATCGAAGACCGGGCGAACGCCTACAAGGCGGCCAACAAGGTCAAGGTGGAGGCCGAAATCGCGGAGTTGTGGAGAGGGCTCGACCCGACCAAGACTCAACTGGACATGCTCGTCGGGGAGGTCAGGAACCGGGCCGCCGACGCCCAGCGGGTGAAGACCAGGGAGGCGAACATGCCTCAAATCGAGACGCTCCGCAACCAGTTGATGGAGGAGGTCTGGGCGAAGTTTAACGAGGACGTCGAGGTCGAAGGTCCGTTTCGCGCCCTAAGATTCTGGACGGCGAACAAAGCCGGAGGATTAGAGAGTTCGGGAGGGAATTTGTTTGAATTTCTCCGGCAGAACCCGTGGGCAATCCCGAGTTGGACCACTGGCGAAACTGTTGCAGGTATGCCTGCTTCCCGGAGGGGACAGAGGTTTGAGTTGACCGGATTTCCAACCGGAGAGCAGGTGGACCGGTCCAAGGCCGCCCAGATCATCCAGGAGATCAGGCGGCTCGACCCGACCGGGAAAATGCTGAACGCGCCGTTCGATTCCATCTACCCCAAGACCGGGGCCTTCAAGGACCCGAAGACCGGGATGCGGGTGGACATCGAACTGTCGGCCGCGGCCCGGGACATGGCCGGCGACCTGAGGCGGGAGTTCGCCAAGCAGCAGGAAGGCGGGATCGGGACGGCCGGCGGTCAGCTGGACTACTTCTACAAGGAACTCGGCCTGCTCAACGAGGCCCGGTACGGCCCGATGCGACAGGCGACTAACGCCCTCATGTCCATGACGGGAGTCGCCGGGGCGTTGGGGTCGCCGGGGATCATCACCCAGCAGGAGTACGAATTCGGGTTGATCCGGAATTTCACCAACCTGAAGAAGTTCGCCGGCACCGACCAGCAGGACCCGACCGTGCGGGCGTTGAGGCGAGGCTCGTCGGAGGCCCAGGACGCGGTCAACAAGGCACAGTTCCAGCAGGTCAATCTGCTGGAGGACATCCGGAACACGTTCCAGCGGGCCGAATTCCTCCAGAAGGAGCAGCGGGACTACCAGAAGGCCCTCCTGGAGGCCCTCCAGCAGTACCTGAAGGAGAACCCGGGCGCGGCGGCCGGCGGATTCTTCGGCATCCCCATCGGGAGGTGAGATGAGCGTGCCGAACTACGGCTTCCAGTTCGTCGGTCAGGCCGAGGAACTCATCGAGAGCAGGTCCGGGTCCGGGTTCAATTCGGACGGGAGCCGGTCGTACACCCGGGTCTGGCGGGTCCGGTTGGAAAAGAGGCACGCCAAGACCCCGTTCGCCGGTCCCAACGGGATCTACAACTGCCCGGGCCTGCCGGCCCCGATGGCCCCCTTCTTCCTGCCGGAGACGGGCGAGAACGACCTGCTGGCCCTCCTCGTCCGGTACACGGCCAAGAAGGAGTTCGGGGACGACTGGCAGTGCTGGCTGGTGACGGCCGAGTATTCGACCAACATGCCGGACGGCGGCCCGCCGGCGTTCATCGGGTTCGGGGCGGACCCGGCCGGGGCGCAGAACCAGCCATGGTTGATGCCTCCGACCATCAAGTGGGACGCCGAGACCGTGACGCGGGCCCGGGCCCGCGACCTGGACGACAAGCCGTACGTCAACGCCGCCGGGCAGCCGTTGAGTCCGGCTCCGACGGTCGAGGTGGCCCGGTCGGTACTGGTGATTAACCGGAACGAGGCGTCCTTCTCCAGGTTGGTCGCCACCCTCTACAACTTCGCGGTGAATTCCGACACGTTCCTGGGCGTCCCTCCGGGGCGCGTCAGGTGCGCTCCGATCGTCGCGGAGCAACGATGGCGGGGGGGTCTGTCGTTCTGGAACGTGTCGTACCGGCTCGTCTTCGGCGCTCCGAGGACCACGACGCTGACGATCCCGTACCCGTTCCCGATCACCGTCCCGCTGGAAGACCTGGAGGAGTGGGACGAGGAGTACCTGAACCAAGGGACGATGCGGAAGCAGAACGTCCCGCTCGTCCCGTTCTTCGGCCAGCCGGTGCCGATCACCAGGAACGGCAGTCCGGTGACCCAGCCGGTCCTGCTCGACCTGAACGGCCAGCAGGCCAAGCCGGTCGGTGGGGTCATCCAGCCGACCTACGTCAAGTTCCGGAACCACGTCCGGCGTCCGTTCAACCCGCTGTTGGCCGGCAGCCTGGCCGGCATCCCGTAAGGAGGTCGTATGTCTTCCCCAGTCCGGATGGACGACCTGGTGGTCGCCAACACGCTGGTCGTCGGGTCGTTGGTGATCCCCAACCAGACCATCACCGACGCGATGGTGAACAACGCCGCCGCGATCTCGGACGACAAACTCCGGCACAAGTATTCCATCGACTACGCCCAGAACCACGGTACGGCGGTCGCGGCACAACGGAAGGCGGTGTACGTCGCGAACGCGGCCGGTACGATGACGGACGTCCTGGCCGGGGTGACGGTCGCGAACGCCGGTGCGGCCACGATCACGGTCAACGTCAAGAAGAACGGCACGAACGTCCTCTCCAGTGCCATTACGATTACCAGTTCCCACTCGGCCTTCGCGTCAGTGGTCGGAACCTTTTCGGTCGGAACCTACGTCGCCGGCGACGTGTTCGAGGTGGACGTGACGGTCGCGGCCGGTGGCGGGACAATCGGCCAAGGGTTGTTCGTCAAGATGCTGGCGAGCGAGGCGGCCAACTGATGAGCGGCCCTTACGTCGTCCTCGACTCGCCTGAGACCCTCCGCCGGATCATCGACGGCATCCGGTGGGTCGAGCGGATCCGGTGTTCCACGGAGTTTTCCGACCCGATGCAGGGGGCGGTGAATTCCGGGGCTACCTTGGTCACCGTCAAGGTGACCGGGTCCACCGTCACCGAAGGGACGCGGGAGGGGGAGTTCGTCCTTCGGAACACCGAGTCGGCGCACGCCTGGTTTACCGACGACCTGGAAGGCGAAGGTCAGATTTGCCGGGTCGTGGACATCAACGACGAAGACCTCACCCAAGACCGGCAGTACGTCGGGTACCTGGCCGGCGAGTTGGAGTTCGGGGCGTTCGTCGGCCTGCCGTTGGTCGTCGTGGGCGTCGGCTGGCACGGGTTTCACGCCAAGCTGGTGTCCGGGAGTGGCGGGGGGCCGTGGACCATCCAGGAGATCGGCCGGGGCGTCGGGGCCTGGGTCAACGTAGGCGATCCGAAGACCGACGCCTACGCGAAGGCCTGGCGGGACGGGATCACACCCAACCCGCAGGCGGGGGACTTCGTCTGGGCCAAAAGGAGCGTCGTCAACCCGACGACGCCGGCCAGGTACGAGTTCATCAGCCACCCGAACTTTAACTGCGGGTTCGACCACAATCCGGCCTTCGACGAGTACGCGGTCAATGTCGAACAGTTGGCCGGAGACGGGTTGACCTTCTCGGAAGGGGGGGAAGGGTGTGACCAACTTGACATCAACTACGGTTGCGGGCTCGACATCGTTGCCGACGAACTGATAGTGGACACCCTGGCCCTGGCCGGTCCGGGGCTTGGTGTGGACGGGACGTGCGGGCTGAAGGTGAACGTCGGGTGTGGCATCCAGATCAGCAGTGACGCACTGGAGGTCAAGGCGTCGGACCTAGCCGGGGCCGGGCTGGTCACGGACGGGACGTGTGGGCTCCGGGTCAACGTCGGCTGCGGACTCTTCATCGAGTCGGACGTGGTCAAGTTCGACAACGTTACCGTGGCCGGCACGGGCCTGGGGGTCGAGGGGGCCTGCGCCCTGAAGGTCAACGTCGGGTGCGGGCTGGAGGTGTTTGCGGACGCGGTCAGACTCAACCTGACGGACGTGGTGTTCGACGGCCTGTACTGGGACAACTCCATCTGCGCCCTAGGTGTCCTGGTCGGGTGCGGGCTGGAGTACGGGCCCGGTGAGGTAATCCAGGTCGATAACGTGGCGGTGGCCGGCGACCGCTCTGAGACGGCGATGGTTCCGTCCGGAGGTTGTTCGGTCGGCGTTGACCTGGTCTCGGATCATACAACCACGGAGCAACTGGACAAGATCACCGGGTTCGGGTTCGTCGGCGGGTTGCTCCGGCTGTCGTGGACGCGGTACACGTTCACCAACTACTTCAACATCGCCGGCCTCCACATCGACCGGCAGCAGACCGGCTCGTCGGACATGTACGCCGAGGTGGACGTGTGTGACGTGTGTAACGAGACCCCGCCGGAGTGCGAGGACGTCGGGTATAGCGAGCCAGCCGTGTCCGCCTCGGCGGACGATACGAGTGTTTGCGCCGGGGTCACGGTCAACTTCTCGGCCTCGGTTCTTGGCGGCCTGGCCCCGTACACCTGGGTGTGGATATTTGGCGACGGCGGAACGTCCACATCCCAGAACCCGTCCCACGCCTACACCACTGCCGGGACCTACGACGCGCAGGTGACCGTCACCGACGCCTGCGGCAACCAAAGCTACGACATCGTGACGGTCACGGTCACGAACTGCGGCGTCCCGGTCGAAGGCTGCTCCAACGATGTGCCTTCGACCTTGTACGGGACGTTCACCGGTGACTTCGCCTTCATCGGTACGATAACGTTCGTGTTCGACGGAGTGGACCGGTGGGAGCCCACGGCCCCCGGACCCTACGAGGTATGTCCGGGGGTGTTCGTGACCCTCAACGACCTGTTCACGGTCAACGACTGCGAGTGGAACTTCTCGATGAGTGACGGCGGCACGAACGGGTGGTCGTTCCAGGGGTATATGAGTTTCGGTCCCCTGTCGATGACGATGGGTTTCAGCCCATCGGGTGGGACCTGTGACTCCGGTACGACCGGGAGTATGGTCGTTTCCGACATCCCTTAGTCTTTCTGCCATCCCTTCCGGAAGGGATGGCCTGGCGGATACTTCCGGATCAGCGGCGACTCGTCGGCCGACGGGACGTCCTCGATCAGGTCCCACCCCTTCTCAGCCCCGGTCCTAGGCCGAGGTAACTTGGCCGGCTTGGTCAGGTAAACCACGACAGTTGCCAACACGAACACCACGGCCAACATGACGAACCTTCTCACAGGCTGGTCCTCCCATGAAGGTGAAAGTGAAGCACGCGGAACTCAGGTGCGAACACCAGAAGCTGGTCGTGGTCGGGGGTCCTTACTCCCCCGACCAGTGCCAGGAGTGCTGGAAAAAGGTCAACGGTGGCCTGGCGGCAAGGCAGGTCAACCAGACCAGAGCCGAGGTGACCGTTGGTAAGCCGGAGACGGGAATCACCAGACATCACCTCCGGACGCTGGAGGTGATCAGGCAGTTCCCGTGCGACCATCTCGGGGCAATCGCCCACCGGATGTCCTGCGTATGCCCGGCCAAGCACTTCTACGTTTGCGGACAGGGACACGGCAACGTCGGTCTCGTCCAGCCCATCCGGGACTGCCGGCGATGCACAGACTACAAGTCGGAGGACTCACACGACCTCGACGACCCGCCCGACCTCGAGAAACCGGTCGTGGGAAACCAGGACGAACTGAAACCCTAGTTCGTCCGCCAACACCTCGATCAGGTTCCGGACCCGCTCCCGGAACCCCTTCCTGCCTGACACGAACTTGAACGGCTCGTCGGCCACGAACAGCCTCCGGCGTCTCGGCCGGCGTAGCGCGATGCACGCGACCTGCAAGGCGAACGCGGCCACGTCAACCACGCCTCCTCCGGCCCCGTCCAGCGGGTCCACTTCCTGACCGTCCCGCACGAACACAAGTCTGGCCTCCGTCCGGCCTCGCTTCCGGTCGAACTCGATCCGGAACTCATACGGGTCGTCGAACACCGCCTTCAGGCACTTGGACACGATGGCCGAGATCCGGTCGTGGGCCTGTTGCTGGACCTGCTGGGCGACGACCTGGATGATGGTCTGGGCCTGTTCCGTGTCGTGGACCTCCTGCGTGGCCTTCGCGAGGGCGGCCTTCTCGTCCTTGACCGATCTGACGGCGTACCGGTAGTCCGACAGGGCCTTGTCCAGCTTCTTCCGCACGTCAGACGGCATCCAACACCTTCTTCCATTTCCGTTCAAACTCGGTCTTGGCCTTGGTGTACCTAACGGCCGCCCGCCGTTCCCCGTCCTGGAGCTTGACCAGGAGACGCCTGGCCTGGGCGAGGGTCTTGCACCCGAACTCCTTCTTGAGTTGCCGGAGGAGTTCGCCGAGCGCCCCCTCGGCCTGGGCCTTCCTCTCCTGGAGGGCGGCGACCTTTCTCTTCAACCGTTCAAAGTCGTCCAAGACCATCATTACCCCTCCAGGGCCTTCAGGACGATCTTCCTGACCGACTCGCTCACCTTCAGCCTCTCCATCCGCCGGACGACGGCCTCGGCGAAGTCGTAGGCCGCGTCCCCCGCCTCGTCCAGTAACTCCATGAGTTCCTCGACCGACACGGCAGGCGTCTGCGCGGCCTTGAGGACGTCCTCTTCCCACTCGTCCTTCGAGACGTCCAGAAACTTTCTCCGGATCGACCCGTCGGAGTCGAGGACACCGACCTGAGGCTGGTACATGACCTCGTCGGACTTGGCCCGGTAGAACCCACCGCAATTGATGACCTCGAAGAAGGAGTCTTTCGACCCGTTGTGCATCCCGAAGGTCTGGTGGAATCCTTTGTGGTTGTCCCCGAAGACGGCCGCGTCATAGGTCTTCAGACGCCTGTACCACTCCTGGACGTGGTTTTTAGGCTCGGCCCCCGGGAACGAGTGGCCGTCGTCCCAACAGTAGGCGTGGACGACGGCCAGGTGAACCTCGTCCTCCCGCCACCAGTCGGTGTTAACCTTCTTCGGGACGTCCGCCCCCCACGGGAAGCCGTGGACGACCAGGTCCTTGCCTGCCCGCCGGTAGCTCCCGGACCCGAGGTGATCGATCACCTCGGCCTCGACCAGTGTCCAGTAGGCCGACTTGTGGATGTCCTGCATGTTGTGGAGGGGAAGGTCGTGCTGCCCCGGGATGGCGTACATCTTCGGCAGGTGTTTGATCGCCCAGTTGATGAGTTCCGGCGGGGAGTTCCACTTGTGGAAGACGTCCCCCGCGCAGACGATCGGCAGGTCACCTGCGATCCGTTTCAGCTGGTCGCAGTACCCTCCTAGAACGGCGTACCAGGCGTCGCCTTTCTCGGCCCGGGAAACCGGTGCCGTGTGACGCAGGTGTAGGTCGGAGACGAGGACGGCGATCGGTTTAGAGGTCTGCCGCACGCCGGACACCTTCCCTTCGACATCTTGCCCAGCCTTGCGGAAGACGTCTCCAGCGCCTTGGTGCTTTGCCACAGTTCGGCCTCCAGGGTTGACGCCTCCTCGACCAGGGCCTCCAGGGACCTCCGGCGTTCGGCCAGGTCGTCCCCGGCCTTTCGTAGCGCCGTCAGTTCCGTCAGGTCGGGTAACTCGGTGTCCTTCAACCTGACGGCCCGGTCGATCTTGGACGTGAGTTTCTTCAAGGACGTGAGTTTCGCCCGCACCCGACGCGCCGCCTCCCCGGCTTCCAGCACGGCCTTTGCGTCTAGAATCGCTCCTGAGACTCGGTCAACAGTCTCCGTGAGACTCTGGGCTTCTTCGATTCGGGAGCGAACACGGGCGATTCTGTGCGACTCGTCCGTGAGTTCCTGTTCCGAGTCTTCTACGACCTGGTAGGCGTCGTCGGCCCGGCGGACCCAGGCCAGAGCGTCGCGTCTCTCAGTAGCCTCGGCAAGGCGTCGAGCCGTGACCTCAACAGCGGAGCGAGACTCGCGAACCCGGCGACCAACGTTTCCGATAGCGTCGTCAATGGCCCCCAGGTTGACGATGGCGTTGAGTTTCTTGGACACGGCCCCGGCGGTGTCGGAGAACCAGAAGTGCTGGTCGAGTTGTCTTTGGAAGTTTTCCGGCCCGGTGTTGAGGACGGCCTCGACGTCCGGCGGGACTTGCGACCCGAAGGCACGGAACACCTTCCTTCCGACCTTGTAGGCGTTGACGCCGGGGCCTTTGGTCCTGGTGACGACCTGGTCGCCGACGGTGAGCCGGACGACGGTCGTCTTGGCCCCGTGCCTGAGGTAGGCCGGAGACCACTTGTTCAGGCACAGGAACGCGAGGGCCCGGAGCACCGCCGACTTGCCGGCGTCCGTGGCCCCCACAACGGTCGTGACCCGCCGGTCCAGTTCGACCGTGAGATCCTGGTGCTTCTGGAATCTTTTGAGGGTCAGCGACCTGAGCATCGTCACTCGCCCCACCGGGGCAGGCCGGCGTCCGCGCACGCCGAGACCGACGCCCGCTTGTCCGGCATGTCGGGGGCCACGCACTCGTGCGCCTGCAGGTCCAGGACGACCGCCGTCCGGTCACACACCTCCTTGCCGACGGCCTCGGCCTCGTCCCGGGTGAACGTGGGGGCCGACTTGATCTCCTTCTCGTCAACCGGGTTCTTGGACCAGCGGTCGGTCCCGCCGGTGTTACCCAGGTAGACGCCGAACAGCGGGTCTACCAGGACGTACCTGATCTGGACGCCCGTGGTGTGTTCGGAGTCGGGGAACGAAACGGCGCTCATCAGACGTTCTCCTTCTTGTACTGCCGCCTGGCCCACGACGCGAGGAGGAGGGCCTCCGCCCGGTCGTGGTGCTTCTTCAGGCGCAAGTCGGCCTTGGGGAAGAGTTTCTGGGCCAACGCGAGGCTGGTGTCCTTCCCCGTCCCCACCAGCTTCATCTCCTTCTTCCAGACGCTCGGTCTGGGTTCGAGCAGGACGTACCTTTTGGACATCAGGAACAACGGCCACATGGCCCAATTACAGTTGGATACGATCATGTCGCCGGCTTGGAATCGAAACCGAGGACCTGAGTTTAGGATGTCATAGACCTTACGGGGTTTGGACAATTCGGTCGAGTATCCAATGGTGAACGGCGTGTCGCTTCCTGGCAGTTTCGTATTTGAGATGAGGACAGAACTTTGCCACGAACTCGGCAAAGGACATTCGCCGGCCATCGTAAACCACGACTCGGGCTCTCCTTGAATTCTTCTGCTGTTCAGACCGGTTACTGAACCGGAGATTTCCCGGTTCGTACCCCTCATCGTTCTCGATCCGGTCGAGCGAGAGAAGTCGGTTGTTGCTGCCTGGAAGTTTGGCGATGTATCGGACGAACCGTCCGATATCCTCCCTCCACGGGAGCCAGACCGTGATACCTCGTCCTCCGTATTCAGAGAAGTTCCGCGTCCTTGGGTTGTGACACCGGTAGATGGCATTCCTAGCGATTTCCTGGAGGCGTTGGAATAGTCTTCTGTCCAATCCTCCGAGGTCATATTTCCGGTTTGCCCGGCCGGTTCGCCTTCCGTTTCGTTTCCGGCTGCAAGCAAGGCACCGGCCGGAACTCCATCTTGTAACAGGCCCGCCACAGTCCTGGCATCCAGCCATCCTCGACTTGTCAGGACCTGATGGTCGGAGGTCATGTCGATCCCGTCCACTCGAAGGCACGCTTTCTCTCCTTGGTATACGGGGCCATCATGGCGTACCCACTCCACCCCATCCCAGAGTAGATCGGATTGTAGCACACATTCGATTTTAACCCAACCCCTTTTTGTCAGGATGGGGGTTCCGGCGGCGATGCACCCGACCCGGAAGCCGTTGTAGGCCGAGTTCCCCTTGCCGGGGATTCCGACCTGGGCCTCCTCCAGGCAGGCGATGACCCGGTCGGAACTGATCCGGTCGAGTTGGTCAAACAGGTCAACGATGGCCTGGTTGTCGAACACCGTCTTCTTCTTCTTCCCGCGGCTCACCTTGAAGGTCGGGATGTCCACGACGCAGTGGTGCGGGCCGCAGAGGAATCCGACGGCCCCGGTAGACCCGGAGTCGATGCCGACGAACACCATGTTCTTGGCGAACGCGGCCAGGCCGACGAATCTCCCTAAGTCCTTACTCGTCATCGGTTGCCTTCCTAATCGCGACCTTTCGGAGGCCGAACCCTTCGACCGGCCGCGGGGCCAGGTCGGCCAGCGACTTCATCCCGAGCCTGGTGGTCAGCTTCCGCCAGCGCCTGGTGTCCACCATGTCCTGGACAGGCGGGTAGTCAGGCGTCCCGGTGTACGGGAGGCGGACGAGGTCGAGGTTTTTGCGATACTGGTTGCTCACTAGCCACGCCTCGATCTCGTCCGCCTTGTTGGTCTTGAGGCCCATGAGGAACTTGGCGGCCGTCGCGTCGCCGACGCCCTTGACGCCTGGAACGTCATCCGTCGAACACCCGGCGATGGCCTTGACCCGCGCCCAGTGTTGGGGGTGCAGGCCGTAGTACCGGTCCTGGAAGGACTTGACGGTCATGACCTGCCGGTGGGTAGGCTGCCAGACGAACACCCGGGCCGACAGGAGTTGGAGCAGGTCCTTGTCCCCCGAGACGACGACCACCTCGTCCTTCGCCGGGGTGTTGTCGCACACCGACGCGATGATGTCGTCCGCCTCGTACCCGTCCTGGTAGAACACGTTC